GTGCCGAATACCCGCGCATTGCCGGATACATTCGCATCGCCGAATACCTGCGCATTGCCGTACACCCGCGCATCGTCGGATACCCGCGCAGTGTCGGACACCCACGCATTACCTTCTTGACTTAAGTTTTCTTCTTTTTCGATATATCCTCCAAGTTCTCCTTCTTTTGCATACTCGAACGTCTTCGTACATTTGATTTGGTACAACTTTGTTCCAAACTCGTTTACTACATACTTTTCTGTTAGTTCAAATTTCTTTTCCATGATTTTGTTTTTAATTGTTAGTTATTACTTTTAGTTATACGGTGTAGGATTATATATAAGTGCCAAATATTATTATACCCTATTACAGTACCTTTCTTGACTTTCACGCATAACGCATTATCTAATGATAATCTCACTGGTATTTCTTCTCCTATATGCTTAAGAGCAAAATCTATTGATTTAGACATAATTTTGTTATTTATTGTTTTTCATTTCTCTAATATTTCTTGACGTTTTAGCGAGACATGTCATTGCAGCCCAAAGAGTTAAACTCAATAACATATCACAAATAGCATAAGCTATAAATTCAAATTTAAAAATCATTCTTGAGTCATAAAAGCCTCCGTACCTAAATTCTTCTTTTTGAAAAGCCGCGGCAATTATAAAAACAGACGCGATAAAACCAACTATAAGTAAAATATTACCTAATACGACTAATGTTTTTTCCTCTTTGTTATATTTTAAATTCCCTTCCATGATATTTTTATTTAAATGTTTATTGAATTATTATTTCTTAAAATTAAATGAAAGTATATGTAAATTCAAACCTTCACATCTACAAACAAAAGTTTTAGTATTTATTCTTCTACGTTTCATGTTATTAAAAAAATGGTTTTATTAGTTTATTACTTTACTTCTAAGTCCCTAAGAATGTTTGTCGCACGTTCGTCCCCGTTCTCAGCCGCTTGCACTAAAGCCTCGTAATGTGATAGCTTGCTTCCACCAAAAACGTGTGCAGAACGCAAAAGCATTAATAACTTTGAATGACTGATCTTTTCTCCTTTATAAATGTAAGTTGTCATATTATATCCTCCTATTATTACGCTTTATTCATTAGTTCTATAATACTATTTTTAAGGTGCGGTCCGCTCCAACATTGGCACACAAAACCGCCGCCAAAATCCCTCCCTTTGTATTTCCTAAATCCTAAATATTTTGCTCTTTTGTGTGCGATTCTATATTGTTCCTCAATAGACAAATTAGATTCATCAGGTTTAACAAATGTGAGAAAATGCACTATTACGCGAGGGTTTCCGTAAATATCACATTTTGCAGAATACAATTCTATATCAGTCATTTTCATAATTTAATCTCCTATTCTTAAAAGTTTGCAAATCGTTTATCAATTAGTGAAATATATAATAAAGTGTAAAAATAACAGCTATAATACAAACCGTTATTATAGCACTACCAAAAAAATCTTTATCCTCCATCATTGTGATATTTAAAGTTATCCTACTATGTGAATTTCTCCGTTATAATAATACTCCATTCCGTTTAATTCGTAAATAGGAATATAGTATGAATTAAATCGGTTTCCTGCGTCGTAAAAACCTACAAATGTAAATCTTTCACCGTTGTAATTATCCAAAATGTCCATCTCTCTATATCCGAAAGGATTGTTTTTTCTTTCTTTTCCCATTGGAGTTTTATAAAGGTTATACAGCCATTTAAATCCTTTTTCACTTTGTTCATCTGTAACCTCTATAATCCTATCACAACCAGGATAGAAGTTAGCAGCGTCGCTGTCACCATTGTTGGCGCGTCTCTTTAAAAGAAGAATTTCTTTTTCTGTGATAATTCCTTTTTCCTCAATGTTTTTAATCAAATCAATTGTTTTCATAACTCTATGTTTTAAAGGGTCTATATTTAATATTTATTTCTCCTATCTGTATTTCACAGGCTTTAGACTGTCAGCATACAAAGTATATGCAGGCTACATTAAAGTGGTTGAGTACTACCTTTATTCCTCAACCTTTTTCTTTTATTCAGAACCACCACCCAAACAGCGTAAAGGAAACGAAAAAAAGTCAAGCACATAGATATAACAAGTATATCTACACACATAACGCCTAAATACTTCTTTATACATCGAAGAATAAAAGAAAAAATACGATGATAACATTATAACATAACGCTTATGAATGTTGCTTATTTGAATGGTAGTAAATAGAACCTGTAACCAGTCTTACAGGTTTGTCAGTATGGAAGTAAATGAAAGAACTACTTTAGAACTTTAAGAGAATCTTTATCTCTTTGTTTCTGATACAAATATAGGTGTTATATTCGGAATAGCCAAACAACAACACGTAAAAAGACAGATATATAACACCTATTAACAACAAAAGAACGTATTAAAGGTTTGTTAACTGTAAATACCAACAAAATCGAAGATTTTACACTATAGTGTTTATATGAATATACAATGTAATATATTACGTAACGTAGTGAAGTATATATATTACTTGGATATTTATATATAACACGATATAATATTAATATTAATATATATATATAATATAGACAATACACAATGTTACCAAGCGGTAACAAAGAGTCAATAGAATAAATCTATGACGAGCATTATTATCATAGAAAAAATAAATGGAACTTTAGAGAAAGAATAAAAGAGGGAGAAGAAGAAAGCAATAAAGATACAATCAAAAGAATAACAGAAAGAGAAATGGAAAGAATGAAAATAAGGCAAAAAGAAAATGCAAATGAAGAAAGTACCAGGATGGAGAATGAAGGAAAAGAAAGAGGCAAAGAAAAAAGAGCGGAGCGGGTATAGTTTAGGCGGGGCTCGCGCCCTTTCTCGCAAGAACACCCTCCAAATGATGAAAAAGCGCCTCAAAAAGCGTAAATATTGCTTTTCTACGTGCTTCAAGCTTTATATTTTAACTCCCAAAACACTAAACGAACGAATAAGACGCGTTTTAAGGCTAAATTAGGCGATATTTCACACTAATGTATACAGATATACCATTTTAGTATAAAAGTCTCTATTTTGCCGATGTATTAGTGTCCTCGTCGATGTTTGACCTCCTTTTGTTGCTGGCTATCCCCGTGGCACTCACCCCCTCCCGTCTTTCGGATATTGGGCTCAGTCTACCCTTTCTCGAAAATTTTTTACTTTTCATTTTTTTATTTTTCTGAAAATCAGCTTGTTATTCATATTTTATGTATTCTATGCTTTTATATTCTCTTTATTTCTTTTGTATTTCCCATATTCCTGTCTATATTTGCATTTGATTTGTCCATAGTGAGTTTTTCTAATAGTGCACTGTTTTGTCTTGAATGGAGCTACTGCACTTAAAAAGAGTAGAGGATTTCGTTTTTCGTGTTATCCTCTTTTTTCTTTAAAAATTTGCCGATTTAATCTTTTTCTCTATCTTTGTGCAGTAAACTTATCGTTTGCGTTTGAAATAAGCCTAATACATTGTCATTTTAGGGACTTTCTGACGTTTTGTGATAGCTTCCTTGTTTTTCTTATTAGAATTAAAAATTAGCTATAATGCAGTATTAATTAACAAACATGTTTTTATGAAAGAGTTAGATTTAAAATTTGAAGGTCGTGGTGAAGTTAGCGGCTATTCTTTTGTTCAGTTGTTCAAATCTCCTTTTGGTTATATCTACGAAAAGACGCATTTGGAGAGTGGTGTTGTGAGTTACGAGGTTTTTCGTCGTATGGAGAATGTTCGTTTTGATTGTGTCTGTTATCCTCGCAGTAAGTCGTTTGGTGTATGGGCTTTTGAGTTTGGTGATTTGAATCGTGCCAAGCGGCGTTTTGAAGAGATAAATGTTCATGGAGCATCTAAATTGTCCGAAGAGGAGGTTGTGGATGATGATTTTTAATTTTTCTTTTAAGGAACTATTATTCTTCTCTAAATAGTTCTTATCTTTGCATAGTTGTTAGACTCTTCATCACCTTTCTTTCAATATATGCGTGCTTATTGTCATTTCTTCATTGAGTATCTTCATCGCGTTCTTTTTTATGTGAATGATTCTCTGACTAATGGTGAAGAAGGAATTATAGAAGATTTAAAAGACGGTAGTATCTGGTTTAATCTTTATAATGGCTATCATCACCAAATGGATACAAGATTGTTTAGAAAAGCATTAAATGATATTGATATGGTTTTCAATGAAAACATTAAAAAAGTAACAAAACGAATTTTGAAATGGGAAAAAGTTTAGAAGAAATTGCAAGCAGAGAACTTTGGCAAAGTTATGCAATTGTTGTTAATGGAGAATTTGCATATCGGCAGAATGCCATGCTGAATATGTTTTATAAGGGAGTTGAAGCTCAGAAAGAAAAATCCATTGAAGTTCTTTCATCTGTATTAGACAATTGGGTTCTTGACGTTGATAGAGATGATATAATTGCAGAATTTGCAGAAATGTTGAATAACGAAAAAAGAAATATCTTATGAAAGTGAATGAAACCATTAATGTTCCTCTTTGGGAGCTTAAAGAAATAGCTAATACGCTTCGGATGGTAGCAAATGCGCTTGATTGTCCAAAAAGAGAATCATGTTTGGATCGGAATGTAATGCGTTCATGGAATAATGTAGTTGATATAATAAACGGAAAAGAAAGCTCTCTACATGAAAATATGGACTACTATATGAAAGTTGGTCAGATTCCTAATATTAATAAATAACAGTATAGATATGAATGATATTAAATTGTCTCTGTGCCAAATAGAAAAGATGCAGCACGCGATTGGATTTGATCGCAGAAATATAAAAAGTATGCGATATAAAGCCTATCGAAACAGATATATAGTTTCTCACCTTGATAATGATTGGGAAGAGCTTATATCTATTGGTTATGCGATTAGAAAAGATTTTGAGATAGAAAAAATAATAGCCTATTATGTATCCGAACTTGGAATTAAATATTTAAGTGTCTTGTTTGGATGTAATATTGAGGTAGTTGATTAATAAATATTGAATATAAAAATGACAGAAAAACGTTTAGCAAAGTTTATAGAGACGAATCATGTAACTCTTCGTCTTTACGATCATAATGGTGTTGAATATAACACTTTCGATGATGTTCCAGAGGAAATGTCTGACTTTGAGTGGGAGCAATGGGAAATGTTCATGGATGTATATGCTTATGACCTGGATTCTCTCTCGCATATTTTAGGGCACGAATTCTTTAAGTATGGAGTACAGATTGTATGGCATCATGGTTATGTCAGTATTGATTTGAAAGATATTATCGAATATTTTGATTTGAACTATAAAAAAATAGCGTAATTATGAAAATCGTATTTAACAGAAAAAGTTTAATTTCCGGGCTTATAGTCGGAGGTGGTTATGCAGGCAGTAAGAAAATTCTTCCTATTTTGGGATGTGCTAAAATAACAATAAGGGGCAATGATTGCTGGATTATGTCTTATAATGGTAAAAATGCTATTAAAGCAAAATGCCCAGTAGAATCTTCGGAAGAAGATATTGTATTTTGCATTGATTCTATAGAATTGAGAAAATACATTTCTTTGATTAATGATGATTTAATTGAAATCAATATCGAAGAAGAAAGAACTGCGCAAAATTTATATAAAGGCATTGCAGAGATTAAGGCAGAGAATGGTTCGATTAAATTTCCTCTTGAAGATGCTCGCGAATTTCCAGTATTAAAAATAGATACTAATACTGAATCTTTCCTTTTTGATGCAAATATGCTATTATATTGGATTGAAAAGAGCAAACCCTTTTTGTTAGAGGATGAATTTTTCCCAAACAAACAATGCGTGCATATCGTATTGTCTGAAGGTACTGCCAAAGTATACGCTTCTGAAGGGCATAATATTTACCATGATGTCTTCCCAGAAATTGATTATAAGGGAGAATGTACACTTTCTATTGATAAAACGGCTTTTGATGGGTTAGAATCTGCTTTAAAATCAATTAAGGACAAGAATGTTAAAATAACAAATTCAGAAAACAATATGATGTTTGTTTGTGGAGATGTGATGGTTCTGATTCAAAAATTAGAGAAAAAAGCTCTTCCTCCATTTGACAGGCTGATCAATCTTCCTGATAAGACATGTATCAATGTTGATAAAAAAGCATTAATTTCTGCTTTACGACGTATTTCTTTGCTTTCGGATAATATTAACAGCGTATGTGATGTAAGTGTTATAGATAACAGCATTTATATCTATGCCGAAAACATTGACTATAATAAAAAAGCAGAAGAATTGATACCTTTTGAATCTGATGGAGAAGTCGTTCCAATAACTCAAAGATTTAGCATAAGTTATCTTTCTATGGTAGTCAATTCTATTATGTGTGATAAGGTGAGTTTATGTTTTACGGGAGAAAGTACTCCCATTAAAATAAAAAACACAGAATATGATTCTGAACTTGCTATAACATGTCCATTTCATTAATGATTTAGCTATAAAAAATGTATTAAAAAGCAAGAGGAGTTTAATACCTCCTCTTTTTTATTTGCTTTTATTTGGCTATTGACAATTAACCACTATATTTGCAGTGTCGAAAGAAACAAAGTAGTAACATTAAAACATACAATTATGAAACTTAAAAAATGGTATTTTAAAGACACGCTCTCAGATGATTTTGATTTTGTTGAAGCCAAAACGATTAGAGGCGCATTGACTCAGATTAAGAAAAAGCAGTTAGTTTTTGCTAAAACGTTCAGAAAAACTGTGTTTTGGACTATTTGCGAGAACCAAGTATTAGCCTCAAATGTACGCTGTATGTTAGTAACGTATGTGTTTACCAACGGAGATATTAAACAAAATATATTATATTAAAAATTAGAGCTATGACAATCGAACAAATTGAAAAAGGGAAAGAGCTATTAGATCAGCTTAATGTTTGGAAGGTAAGATACGGACAACACAAGAATTGGAGTCTTTCACGTATTACTATGGATAGAGAAGGTTGTGATGATGTCGTTTTTAATGGAACGGGAAACGATTTATCTATCCGATTCTTCCATGAAGTCGAATTGAAATACGGTGAGTTGTGTGAAAAACAAATAGAGTCGTTAACTAAACAAATTGAATCATTATGAAGTTCACGAGTAATTTAAAACATTAAATATGGAATTAAAGATGGAAAATGAAATTCAGATTTTTGAAAATGTCGAATTCGGCAAGGTTAGAACAATGGTTATAAATGATGAACCATGGTTCGTTGGGAAAGATGTGGCGGAAGCACTGGGGTACGGAATAGGGAAATCGTTAGCAAATGCCGTTGCTAATCATGTTTGCGATGAAGATAAAGGGGTCACTGAAATGATGACCCCTGGTGGCAGACAAAATGTAACTATTATCAACGAAAGCGGATTATATTCCCTTATCTTTGGGAGCAAACTTGAATCTGCACAAAAATTCAAGAAGTGGGTAACAAGTGAAGTCCTTCCAAGTATCCGAAGAACAGGCTCTTTTTCTATTCAGCCTAAATTCAACGTTCCAACGACATTTGCAGAAGCCTTGAGATTGGCTGCCGATCAACAAGAGAAAATAGAAGAACAGGCAAAACTATTGGAAGAACAGAAGCCAAAAGTAGAATTTTTCGATACTGTTGCTGATAGTAAGACTGCAATATCCATGAATGATGTAGCTAAAGTTTTAGGCATTAAAGGAATGGGACGAAACAATCTCTTTGAGTTTTTAAGAAATGAAAAGATATTAATGTCGAATAATGTTCCTTTCCAAATCTATGTTGATCGCGGATATTTTAGAGTTATAGAGCAAAAATACATGAAAAATGGAGAGCCATGTATGAACATTAAGACGCTTGTCTACCAAAAAGGAGTTGATTTTATAAGTAAAACCATTAAAAACAAAAGAAAGTAATATGTACGGAAATTTAGTTAGAATTAGCACTTATGCAAAAATGTTGGATTTGTCTAAAGAGATGATCCGAGTGAGAATATTAAAAGGTTTAGTTAAGACCGTTACTATAGATAAAACCATTTTCATAAAACTAACCGATGAAGAATTAAAAAACAAAAAGCCATGAAGTTATTTAAAAGTAAATCAAAAAAGGAGAGCGTTTTAAACTTGATTCGCGAATTTTTCAATTCCGAAGAATGTAGTTTAAATCATGGAACTGATAAGATTGAATCTGATATTGAGTCTTTGAAAGTTCGGGTTCATAGATTGGAATGTAGTGCAAATAGCGCTAATAATGTAGATACTTTTGAGGATAAAGCTAAAAATGAACTGAATGATTGTATTAAGGCTTATGAATTAAAAACTTCTCGATTACAAGCAGAAAACAAAAGATTATTAAATGTAATCGAAGAACATCTGCAAGAGATTTTTGAATTAAGAATGCAAATAAAAAAGAAATAATAAATGAAGAAAACATTTCAAGAAACCGCAAGGGAATATGCAGATTCAGTAATTAATTCATTCGGAAGAAACGGAGTTCCAAATGGTATTTTAGACATTAAGGAAATGCTTGTTCTTGCTTTTGAAAATGGGTCTGAATGGCAATCAAAACAATCGTCTTGGATAAGCGTAGATAAAAAAATGCCACCATTAGGACAAAAAGTAATACATATGAATGTAAATACAGGTGAGGTTAATGTAGGACAAGTTAATGAAGTGGGAATATTTGTGTTAGGTTATACTTATGTTGGAGAAGTAGAAGTGACTCACTGGATGTCTATTCCTTCTTTCGATGAAATACTGGAAGCAAACAGAGGTGTACTAAAACGGACTAAAGAGAAAGGAGATTGAATATGGAGAATAACGATATTAAGAAATTGGTGTTGGATGAAGAAAAGAAAGGCAATATTGTATACAATACTCCATTTGGCTTATATAGTGCGAAATTAGACACTTTCTTGTCGCAGAGCACAGAGAGTATACTTTATGATTTAAATCGCGATTTTGGGACGATATTAGCGCAAATAGACGATGTTAAATGGGTCAATGATTACGCGCTGTCTAAAGTCGTCATAGAACTAAAGAAAAGATTAGCTGAGGCGGAAGAAAAATTAAAGGAGAAAATGGAGAATAATAAATAAAGTACTATCTTTGCAATACTAACATGAGATGGGTAAGTATGGAGTAGCTAACATACAATGAGGTCTGCATTCCTTCCCATCTCTTCTCTTTTAAATGCAGGCAAAAATTAGACGTAAGTTAGTATAAAAAGAGTTTATTAATTATTAATGCAGAAAAAATGGAAAAAGAACAAAATTATGAGTCTCACTCATTTTCAGTTGAATTGGCTTCTAAGATAGGATTAGAAGAAACATTGATATTAGTGCACTTCTATCATTGGTGTATGGGTAATGCGGATAATGAAGACATGTTTAAAGATGGTCATATATGGATGTATATTACGCGTAAACGAATAAATGAAAAATATCCATATCTTACTGAAAACAAAATAAAAGGTGCAATAAATAGATTATCTGAAAAAGGTCTTATACTAATATCTAACTATAATAAATTGAAGATAGACAAGACTAATTGGTATGCTTTAACTGATAATGCTTATGCTCTATTTGGTACATCGTTGGGTAAAATAACTGACCGTTGGTTAAATTCACCATCGAGCGGTGAAAATAACCAAGCAATACAATCTATAAAACAAAACTATATAGATAAACCTAAAGAAAATAATAATAATAAAGAGGCTTGGAGAATTGATTTTAATGCCTATCTCAAACTAATTGATGAGGCAAGGGAAATTATACTTAAAGATGAAGAGTTTAAGTCACAGTGCATAAAATTCAATCCTAATATGGATTTTGATTTGACATTAGAAAAAATGATAGTCACTTATTGGGGTACAGAAACGGGATGGAATAAGAAAAAAGCATCAAAAGGGAAATCAATAAACATGTTATCTACTTTAAAGAAAGGATTTGATAATAGATTTAATATTGTGTATAAGCAATATCAATATAACAAAAAAAATAAATCAACTGATAAAGATGTACCTATGCCTAAAAACTATACTCGCGTTCCCTTACATCCTGCTTTATTATTTACGGATAATGAAGGGCTACTTAATGATGGCACTTTTGTTAAGGATGGTTATAGGTTTTATTTTTCTAAAACGCAAGGAAAAGCGATTGGAATACCACCTGCGGCTGATCCAATGCCCAATGATGGAGATTATGACTATAACTTAAATAATGGATGGTATCAAATAGATTGAAATGGGACAAGAAAAATTATATTTAGAAGATTTTGATTCGATCATATCGAGAAATAAAGGTCGCCAAATAAAGATGATCTGTCCTTTATGCAATGAAAGAAGAAGTAATAAAAGAGATAGATCTTTATCTATAAATACGACTACTCTTGAATATCACTGTCATTATTGTGAAGCGAAAGGCGTTTTAAAATCAAAATATGCAAAAGAAGACGATTATAGTCGAGAAGTTTATTACCAGCCGAAGAAAAAGGAATATAAACGTCCAGAAAGAAAAATAGTAAAAGAGGATTCTAAATATTCAGATTCGTTTCTTGAATATTTCAAAGGACGTGGAATATCAAAAAATACTCTTATAGCAGCAGGGGTTACCCAAGATGTAGAATGGTTCCCGCAGCATAATGCAAAGAAGGGATGTATTGGTTTTAATTATTTTCTGAAAGGAGAATTGATAAATACAAAATACAGGACGCGTGAAAAAGACTTTAAGCTTATTAGTGGGGCAGAGCTTATACTGTATAACATAGATTCAATTCACCCAAGTAGCTATGAAGAGGAAGAAGAGAAAAGTATGCTTTGGTGTGAAGGAGAAATAGACTGCTTGACTTTGATGGAGTGTGGATACAAACATTGCGTTTCTGTACCTAATGGAGCAAACGTAAACTTGGAATATATAGATAACTATGTGGAAGAATATATAGATCCCTTAGATTTCATCTATATATGCGTAGATAATGACAGAAAAGGTGTCGAGCTTAGGGAAGAGTTGCTTCGTAGATTTGGACGTGAAAAATGCCGTATTGTGAACTATCCTGAGCCTTGCAAGGATATTAATGAAGTTTTGATGCAATATGGGAAAGAAGAGGCTAAAAAATGTATTGAGAACTTTATTGAATTAAAACCTGATGGAATTCAGGAATTAGTTGATGTAGAAACTAATCTTGATTATTTATACAATCATGGATTTGAACCTGGAATAAAGATTGGAGTTCCAGAATTTGATAGATTGATTTCTTTTAAAACGGGTTTGCTTCATATCGTTACAGGTGTTCCTTCTCACGGAAAAACATATTTGCTTAATTTCATTCTTTCCAGACTTAACATATTGCATGATTGGAAGATGGCGTTTTTTAGTCCTGAATTTTATCCAACATATGATCATATCGGACAGATGATAGAGACGTTTGGTGGAAAAAGATTCGGCAAAGAGAATTTTACGCAGATGGAATATGAAGCCATGAAAGGATATGTATCGAACAATTGTTTTTGGATAGATCCAGATGATACAGATATTAATTCTGTTCTTGAACGCGCTAAATATTTGATAAAAAGAAAAGGAATCAAAATTTTAGTAATAGACCCTTTTAATTCATTAACAGATAAAAGTCGAGGTACAAGCAAGCAGGATGAATATATATCTGAATTCCTACAACAATTAAGATGGTTTGCCCGCAAATATGGTGTAGCTGTTTTTTTGGTAATGCACCCTACCAAACAAATTAAAAATGAAAAAGGACTATATCCTGTTTGTGATTTATATTCTTGTAAAGGAGCCTCTGAAATATATGATAAAGCGGATGTCGGTATTACGGCATGGAGAAACGAGCTTGAAGATTATTGCGAAGCCCATATTACTAAAGTTAAGTTTAGACATCTTGGGGAAAAAGGACATTGCTGTTTTAAATTTAATTTAAATAATGGACGATTTGTTTCAATACCAGATGTAGATAATTTGAAAAAAAGTGGAGTACCTCTTAGCTCTTTGATGATTGATTGGGATAACAGTAATTATATTCTTGATAAATTGAAAAGAGAAACTCAACCTCAGCCATTCTTTTCCCAAAATGAATCATGGCATAATCAAGAAACGAGAGATATTAATCAAAATAAGGATAATGGATTGCCATTTACAAGTGGAGATGAAAGTTGTCCTTTTTAAAAAAAAAATATAGATATGACAGATGAAGAATTATATCAAAGTACTATTGACTACATACAAACTTATAGACGAGTTGGAGCGATAGAAATAAGATGTTTATATAGAGTTGGAATACCAGCCATGAGTATTTTACAAAACAGTAAGTCACTGGATGATTTTTTACTGAAAATAGAAGTTGAATGGGATAGAGTATTGGATTTAAAGTAATAATTGCTATATTTGCGGTATAAAACAGACTAACAATGATAGATTTAGAACAATTTAAAAAAAACGCTATAGAAAGAGGTCTCTGTCAAGGTTATACTGACAAATGGACTTCTGAAAAAAGCAATAGAGAATTATTTGAAATTGCTTGTGATGCTAATGGAGCAGAATTTATGGCTGCTTCTGTTGCCGAGGGGTGGGGTGTATCCCCTGAATATTTTGCAAAGAAATTTAAAGCCTATGTAAATGGGAAGTATATTTGCGAATATAAAAATGATAAGGGGCATGGATATACTGGGGCTATGCTATGTGAATACAACGACGATAACTTTGAGGTTTCTACTACTCTTTTGTGTATATTAGATAGTAATACAGATCTCAAAATAAAACCCAATCATTTTTGCAAAATCTTTATTGCTGGTGATAGTAGGATAGATATAAGCATTGGAGCAAATAGCAGATGTTTTATTTATGTATATGGCGGCTCGCCTTTAATTACAGGAGACGTAATTAATAGCCGCGTTATAGTTGAACGAATAATTCCGAAAGACGATGAGTGATCCGGTTTTTTATATGCAAGAGATAGGGAAGCCAACAACGCAACCCGTTAAAAACTTAGAGGTAGATTTCCCTGGTATGAAGTATGTGTCATGCAAAGGGCTATCCACTAAGGGTAAGCCAAGAGTTTATTCAGAAGTATTTCCTGAAAGCAATGGAAGTAATTACTACATACCAGATACTCCAACGGTAGATGCTACAGATATTGAATTCGTGTTTGCATTTATAGGAGTCAATCGTCGTGATACTTTCGACAACTTTTATAATTATATTCTTGGAAAAAAAATATTGTATTGGGATACTATCAGAAAAAGACAAGCAGAGATTATTCTCTCTGATAAAGTAGAGCCATCTTCGGATTATCTGCATGGAAACTCCCCATATATTTTAGCAACATTTAAATTTACTAATATTAACGGTCTTACGACTATTAAAAACTAACAAAATGAAGAACTTTGAAGACGTAAAAAAACATTTTAAAGAAAATTATTATCCTAAAGATGTTGTATCAAAAGCTATTGGTTATTTGATAGCTCTTAATGTAATGAATGACGGAGACGGACTTATTTACAGATCAGGGGAATGTAATAGAACTTTTAAGGATTTCACAGACTGGTTTAATGGGAAAGAAAAATCTCAGGAGCTGTTAAGTCTTGAAAGAATAGGTAAAGCTGTTTCAAAGGAAATGGATTACTTAAATTCTGATGAATATAAAGTATCGGAATTTTCCTCAAACATAAGATATGTTAGCTATGCGATTGGTTTGAGTCGTATTTCTGGTGAAGTAATAAGAGCATGTGATGAAATTAAAGCGTTGTAATGCTCTCGCGTATATTATCATCATATTATTAGTGGTAATAGCAATTGTCCCGTATTTTAATAAACCATTAGAGAAGACTACTACGGTTTTTCAGACAGATACGGTTTGGGTAGTAAAATACGATACTCTTGAATTAGTATCTCCAATATTTAAAGAGAAAAAGATTGTTGATACGATTTACATATACACCCCTGACTCTTCTAAAATAATACTCCCAATAGAGCAGAAATATTATAAAGAAGATGGTAGATATGAAGCTTGGGTATCGGGGCATAATCCTTCATTGGATAAAATAAATGTCTTTAATAAAACGGAATATAAGACCATAACAAATACGGAAACGAAAACCATATATCCTCCTAAAAAAACACAAGGGTATCTTTATGGACAAGTTTCTTACTTTGATCAGAACTATATACCAACTTTAAATGTTGCTATTACATTCCCAAAAGGATTTTATTTAAATGGTGGTATAGGAGTCTTTGGGAACAAGCCCGTATATAATATTGGCGCAGGATATAAAATCTGGTAACAGAAATCTTTAGTTTAAATTTTGTTCATAATTGTTTTGAGCGGTGAGACTTAGTTCTTGCCGCTTTTTTTATAAAACAATGTTAAATTCTGAAAATATTATTTTTTTATTTGGATGTATATGGTAATTAACGCTATATTTGTACTGTTAAACCAATAAACAATAAATAACATGAAGTTAGAAAATCTTATTAAGGTCAAAAATTACGCTGACATGAAAGGTGTTACCGTACCATGGATTTGGAGATTAATCAAAAGAGAAAAATTAGAATGTACATACATTGATGGAATGTGCTTTATTGTATTGTCTGATGAAGAATTGAAAGACTACAAAAAGTTTAGAGAGACGCTTAACTCTTTGTTGAGCAAATAATAATAGTACTAATCATTAAAAATCAAAATTATGTCAGAAATTAAGGTATTTGAAAATTTAGAGTTCGGAAAGGTAAGAGTATCAGTCGTTGACGGTGAGCCTTTATTTTGTTTGGCTGATGTGGCGAAATCTCTCGGTTATTCAAATCCGGCAAAGGCTGTTATAGACCATTGTAAGGGGGTTACCGTTTTGGAAACCCCTACTCAAAGTGGTGTGCAACCTATAAAGTACGGGAAAGAAGGGGAAGTATATAGATTAACAATGAAATCTAAGCTTCCTAATGCAGAAAAGTTTCAAGATTGGGTATGCAACGAAGTATTACCTTCGATTCGCAAGAATGGCTCATATATGACAGATAAGTCTATCGAAAATACAAACTTTCGACTTGTAGCATAATTTAATATAGATTATAAATGGGAAAAGAAATTATCACAGTAAGTAACGTAAGAGGTTACATTAAAAATGAAGTAGCATATCTAAATGTAGAAGATATTGCAAGAGGATTAGGGTTTACACAAAACAAAAATGGAGTGGAGTATGTAAGATGGGAGACAATCAACCGCTACTTGGCTGATTTTGGCTTTCCCAACATCTTGGGAAAAGATGATTTTATCCCTGAACAGGCATTCTATCTACTTGCGATGAAAGCATCAAATGAAACTGCCAAATCTTTCCAAATGAACGTAGCTACCAAAATCCTCCCTTCAATTCGCAAGCATGGCGCATATATGACAGATAATGTATTAGAACAAGCTATCTCTAATCCAGACTTTATGATTGGTCTGTTGCAAAATCTGAAAGAGGAACAAAAGAAAAGGATTGAGGCTGAGGCTAAGATTGAGGTTGATAAACCTAAAGTTCTGTTCAGTGAAGCGGTGACTACTTCCAAAACTTCTATCCTAATTGGAGATTTGGCTAAAATCATCAAGCAAAATGGAGTAGAAATGGGGCAGAACAGGATGTTTTCTTGGTTAAGAGATAATGGTTATCTAATAAAAAGAAAAGGATCTGATTTTAATATGCCAACTCAAAAAAGCATGGAGATGAAATTATTTGAGATTAAGGAAACAGCTATAACTCACAGTGATGGACATATTACTATAAATAAAACTCCAAAAGTGACTGGTGCTGGACAAGTGTTCTTTGTTAATAAGTTGTTGAGTCGCAATTAATAATCCTACTCGGTTGTAAATACGACTTAAAAAAGTTATATTTGTATCGAATTTATAATTTAAAATATAAAAATCATGGTAACAAGAGAAGACGAATCTTTGATAGACATGTTGCTTTATGCAAAAATATCGGAACTTCCCGATGAATATGATGGCTCTAAAGTATGGGCACAGGCAATTGTAAAGCTGAAACGTAAATCCGGTTGTGAGGATTATGTTATCGCAGAACACGATTTCTTTTCATGGGAGGAAGTCAATGTAAAGAAAGAATCTCCTAACAAAGGTATTCCACATAGTGTAGTGGCTATTTATCCCTATTTAAGCCTTAGTGCTTCTGACACTCCGGCTGTTGAAACCAAAGAGGATATTATTAACTTTATCAGCCAAAGAGAGCGCGTAGAACGAGATAGCCTAATCGGACTTGACAACGATACGCTGAAAAAACGTTTGTTGAATATCTGTATTAAAGAGAAAATTAGTAGGTTCAACGGAAGAAAAACTATTGCTGATTACATGTTAGGCGTAGAAGATCCTGAAAATCCTACAGAAAGCAAAGTCATAGATAAATCTGCTGCCTCCGAAGTTGATACTGAAACATTAGACGAATCACCCAAAAGAAGAGGACGCAAACCTAAAACTGAAAATGATGGAAACTAAAACTAAAGAAGAATTGAACAAAGAACTACGCGTTAAGATCGCAAAGCTGAAAGGGCTTTGCGATAACGCACATTATGGTGAGAAATTAATTAATGACATCTTATCAATAAAGGAACAATTATGTATTGAGCCTACATTGATACATGTGCCTTGTTCTGAAACCCAAAAAGAACTTGATTTTGAGAGTTTTAAACTGTACGAAACAAAATCTGGGATAATAGTAAGCGCAAATGGTTTTAGAATGTATGTAAGACCGTGGCTACATTCCCTTTATGGACATTTGAAGTCTCTTATTGAACTGAAGGGGAATTATGACCTCTTAACCGAACAAGAAAAAGAGAATTATGATTTGCTGTTCTCTGGAACTTTCTCTATTATACTAAATCCTCTTATTTGCTTTACAAATGACGAATATTGGATTGATTTAGCTACATATATAACTAAAAAGCAAATAGAATTCTTCCAAAGCAAATTAGACGCTCCTATTCAAGAAGAAACCCCAATTGAAGACGAAGAGTTTAGAAAGAATATTTTGGCGGCAGAGAGATTTAAACAAGAAGTTTTAAAAGAAGGAGAAAATGAAAGAGGAGAATAACAGTAATTGTGTTCATGTAGTAGGTAGCGCAAAACCTATTTATTGGATGACTGACGATACAAAGCCATTTGGAATGATAGAATTCCCAGAAGATTTTGGAACAAAGAGAATAGATAAAGTTGCGCAGTTCAAATCAATTGCAAATTCTCTTGCATCTCTTTATGAAAGAAAAAACAGTGATTATGGCGATTCATTTGGCGAAACATTTAAAAAACTTGGGATTATATCCTCAATTACGCGAATGAGCGATAAAATGAATCGCATTATCTCTTTAACAACTAAAAAGAATCAAAAAGTTAATGACGAATCTATCGCGGATACATTAATGGACTTGGCTTCTTATTCAATAATGACATTAATCGAATTAGGCTATGGCAAAGAAAAAGGTACAGATAAAGGCGAGCACGAAGGTAACGGAGAATGGGAGAAAGTCACCAGTGAAGCCGCAACTAAGATCTAAAGCGCCTGGATTATTTACAGAGAAAATTGTATTCGTAGTCAATTCTAAAAAGAATAAGTAAAGGTTATATTAAATATAGATATGGAAAAGTTAATAGTTAGAGCGACTATCTTTGGATTAGCTATTTATATGTTAATTGTATTTTGTTTTGCATGGAGTGGAGTATTAATAACATTTGATGGCTATGTTATCTTATTAGATTATTGTTTGTATAGGCTTGCTTGTGACGAAGGTAAATATCATTGCAAGTATGCAAGAGCTATACCACTTAATCTTATGTTTACCGATACTATTACTTGTATTGACAATACATTCAATATTATGCCTACGGAAGAGGTATATTTGCTTATTGTATCAGCTACATGGGCTATTAGCATTATTGTTACGGTACATTTAGGTATTAATCATTTTAGAAAAGTTCGTCGGCTAAAGAATATCAAGGGACGATACGAAGAATTTAAACTCAAAAAGTAGATAGGCTGCATGATTTGTATTGATGAAGAAATGGCTTCTAAAGTTGGTTTAGAAGCCGCAGCCGTCTACTATTATATGCGATTGATATTATGTACTAAAATGTATCAAGAATCGTTTAAAGGCTGCATGGTAAAACGAGAGAAATATACTGGATTTATTGCAATAGCAAAACTAAAAGAATTAATTCCTTTCCTTTCTACAAAGAAAATATACAATGCCGTTAATAGGCTTGTTGAACATGGATATATTAGGGAAGTGAATTATAGGTTACCTGGAATGAACACTACTAAGTGTTATCAATATGTAGAAAACAACTAATTAAAAACTTTAAAAACAACAAGTATCACATGGAAAGATTATATAACAATCAAATCTTCCAATATAATGGGAGTCCTATCACTTTTCAAAAAGGAGATAGTGTAATGGTAAATGCAACACAAATGGCGAAGCCGTTTGGAAAGCGCTGCAATGACTTTTTATCAACAAAACAAACCAACGAGCTAATTAGTTCATTATCAGCCAAAACGGGAATTCCCGCAACGGAATTAGTAACTGTAAATCAGGGAGGCAATAATCAAGGAACTTGGTTACATGAAGATTTGGCCTTAATATTTGCTCAATGGCTTTCTTCTGATTTCTATTTATGGTGTAATGATCGTATCAAGGAATTACTCACCATCGGAATGACTGCTATGCAGCCCACTCTTGAGCAAATGATTGATAATCCAGACTTGGTTATTCAGTTGGCTACACAGTTAAAAAAAGAAAGAGAAGAAAAGGAGAAACTTCGGCTTGAAAATGAAAGTCAACAACATAAAATAGCGATAGATGCTCCTAAAGTTGAGTTCTATGATGAAGTAGTAGATAGCAAGGACGCATTGCCAATGGATCGCGTGGCGAAACTTCTCAATATCGGAATTGGAAGAAATAGATTATTTGCATTCCTACGAGAGAAAAAGGTATTAATGCCTAATAATACTCCTTACCAAAAATACGTTGAACTTGGCTGGTTTAGATGCGTTGAGAGCAAGTTTAGCAAACCTAATGGAGATACTTGCATCAACATAAAAACTGTGGTATTGCAAAAGGGATTAGATGGGATTAGAAAGATGTTTAATAACAAAAAGTAAACTTATGGAAGAAAAAACAATTTTAAAACTATCAGACTTACGAGATGAACTCTGTGATATAATTGCTCAAATCAAGAAAGAAAATTCAGATAAGGAAAATAGTATAATGTCTATGCTTGATGAATGTGGTTTAGTTAATGCGAGCCGTTTTTTGATTTTCCCAAGCGGACATTTTACAGACTGGTTAAGGGATAACAATTTTATAGAATCAATTACTGAAGATGAAGTACGTGCCGCTAATGTAGTTTGCAGGTCAGCCTACAAATCATGTAGTTCAATGGTGCAATACAAAGGATCTACCATGATGGTTCATCCTGCTTTGCTTTATGTTTATTCAAAATGTTAAATGATATAAATAATACAAAATATTTTTCTAAGTAAAACTAAAACATTTAAAATTATGGCTAATCTGAAAGAAGTAAAAGAAAACAATGTGAAACTTACAAATTCAAACAGAATCAATAAGATTAAGAGTGATATATACGATATTATAAAAGAAGAAGTAGATGCACTATCTCCTATTAGGAAACTTGTATTTAGTACTATCTTTGGAAGAATCTTTGATATATTTAGCGCTGACTGTAACGAAGACGAATTGGCGGGAGCACTTAATACAATAGACAAGATGAATTCAGAATATGTTAATCCGAAAGATTATGTTACTTATGATGGCGCAATGAAAATATTGTGCATGGGTAATAATCGAGCAGGATTCAAGAAATTGATGGATAAATAAGGTATTAAGAATCAAAGTTTCAATAACCATAAGATTGGATTTAAGCGTTCTGATATTCTTGCTGTCAAAGATAAATTGAAAGAAGAACGTCAGAAGAAAAACTTGAAAAGGAGATAGAAACAAAACAAGGGGAAGAAAACTTCCCCTTGAAAAACAACTAATACCTGAAAATTAAAAACAAACTTACATGACAATTAACAAACAAAGTTCTCGTATATCATTTCAAGAAAATCAGTAGTTGATATTTGTTTTTCAGTCGTGATAGACATTCCCTGAAAATCGGTTAATACCTCTTCAATAGTATATTTATCAGCTACATTTACATTCACTAAATCTTCATATTCTTTCTGCGTAAAAGTCTTTTGTTCTACCTCGACCTCTTCGTTCAGCTTCTTAGACTTAAAATCCGCTACATCTCTCCAATGCTTATTGTACATGTCCATAAATGCCTTATGCTTATCAAATTCTTCATCAGTTAAGATGTTTTTTAGCATTTCCTCTGTAAGAGAAGATAGGTCTTTACATTGTTTTTGGATTTTCTCTTGAAGTTTACTTACTTCCTCTTTTTCTTTATCAAATCCCTCTGGCTTCAATCCTTCTGTAGCTTCTTTAACGGCATCCTCGAATTTTTTATAAAATCCATTGTAGTAAATGCGAGTCATCATAACTTTAGTCTTCAATTCGCGTGGAAGCTCTTTCCCTTGATGCGCGATCAATAAAGCCTTGATCAATGATGTCTTTTTAACTATCTCACTATTTTTTATTTTATCGAGTTTATTCTCGCTTTTTTTAGTTTCTGTATTTTCCATTACTCACACAATGTATTAATTGTTCCTTCACTCCATTTTTTTATTCCCGCAAGCAAAGCCTCAGTTGCCTCAACTTGTTTATCGGCATACGCTTCGTTTGTAATACGCACTACTGATTCATACATTCCCGCAGGTGCAGGTGCAGTTATTGTACCATCATTATTATTATAATGAAAAGTTCCGATTACGTTTTGTGAATCTTTTAATTGAACATTTCCACTAAATTCGAGAACCTTATTAGTTGCTACAACTAATATTGAACCTACTAATTTAAGAGTTTCGCTATTTACTGCGGCATTAGTTCGCTTAACGCTAACCAATTCTCCGTTTTCTACTGTTACTGTAACTGGTGTTATCATATTGATATTTTTAATATTTCGCTGCTAAGATACTGCTTTTTTCGTATATATCAAATTATTTTGCTCGGAATAAAATAGAACCTGACTTATAATCATCTCCTAAATAGCGTGCTGTGTAGCTTGTATAGCTGTTTAAGCAGATCCAATTAACGTTATTTCCAATAATTTTCCAGCACTTGCCCCAGTTGTTGTATTATAAATATAGCAATTAGTATAAGCTGTCTTGCCAATATAGTATTTCCCACCTAAGGTCATACATGGGACACTAATAACGTAATTCCCACTACCATCAGGACCAGATATTACATTAGCCATACCTTTACCTATTTCGTATTGGTCAGTTCTAAAATTTCCATTGTAATCAATGGTTTCCATAGATACACTATACGTTTTTAAAGTAGCTAATCCAGCAGAAGCTTTATCATGTATAGTAAATCTATATTGATAATAACTATCTGAATTATCATTAACTCTTGGAGTAGTACTTCCAACAACAGAATATTGAAGATAGCCTTGAATTGGGAATTGAGACAGATTATAATACTTCATAGTAGGAATATTATTTCTTCTTGTATTAGAAATACCAGGATAGAAGTTCATATTATATTCAGGGGATTCTCTCCATTTAAGTCTTTCACTGGAATAAGTATTATCAGATATAAATAAACAAATAGCTATATCTTTACTTAATTTACCTTCCCAATCTAAGGAGCTATCTACTAAAAATAAAGGAAGTTTACTTCCAGTAATTGTTCTACCAAATATTTTATAATATCCTTTTTGCCTGCTTCTACTAAATATAGCTACACCTAACTGATTTTTCTTTCCATTACCTATAAGTTTATCAATAGATAATTGTCCAGCAGTAGATGATTCAAATATTAAATTACTTATATTAATTATAACTGCTGAATCTGGAGATATATTAGCAGGAAAAGAAAATTGAAATATAGGTTTAGCATTATGATTATATCCATCAAAATCTGAAGCTCTATAATACCAAGCATTGATTCCTGATACAGGTTGTCTATAATACATAGATTTAGTTGTTAAATTAGAAACAGTAGGCTGTATTATTTCCACATTTTCAAATCCATAATGTACAGACTTAAACTGTTCTTCACTAAGTGGAGCTATGCTATCATAAACGACAGGATGTCTGTCAGTCCACATATTAACATTATTAGAAACACATTGAGTGCCTACATCTGTGCTACTTATTCCTAAGGTTTGTGGAATATCATCATGGACTCCAACGGGAGCTACTATTAATCCATTTGATATACTCATAGCACCTCCTCCGCATTACAACAGATTCCACCTGTAACTAAAACAATGCCACTATAACAGAAGGTTTGTATCTTTAAGTCACCTTCTATTATAATGGCATCGTTCGTGTCGAAGCTATCTATAAATTCTTTAGAACAACCGCAAAATAATTCACTTTTTGTTTGGCTGTCTAAATTATTTTTATACTCTCTCTCTCTCTCTGTTAATCAATGATTTAGCAATGAGATTTCCTTTGATTATTAAGCTAACTTTCTTCATTTTTTATTGCGGTCTAAAGTCTGGGTCTACAAAATAAAAACTTGCAGTTATACTGTTAGTTGTACCTCCTGGTCCCATAGATAAATTGTCAAATTTAATATTAACACTTCTTGAGAGCCAAGAGACTACTCCTCCTGCCCCATGGCTCACAATAACAGGCCTTGTTAATCCTCCACTTCTAAACTGATAATAATATATATTAAGATTGCCTTTCATTTTAGTATATACACCTGTTGTAACAACTGATCCTTGTGCAACGATTCCACCAATTCCACTTCCAGGCCCTTTTATAAACTCCGAGAAGGGAATACCATTCGGTTCATACCACAAGTCTATACCTCCTCCATCTGCTCTAATACCCATTAGATCTCCTCCAATTAAAGCATCATCGGGTATATAAGTACCATCAGTTTGATTTCCCAAATCATAAGCACTAACTTTCCAAAATGTTCTTGGTTTAGGATTACTTATTCTAATTCCTTTTTTAAGAGGATTCCATATTCTACCACCCATATTTGTCAATGGATAAACTTGATAATTTGTAGAATTAGTTATCTCTATAAAACCATCAGTCTTATCAGGATGTGTTTGCGGGATTGCGATAGCCATTATATCTACCGTATAATCAGCAATTCCTATAGCTTTAAACTTTTCGTAAGCCGATTTATCGGTATACTCTGGGCCTCCTAAACTTAATACTACTTTATTCTCATATCTATTAAACCTATATGTTCTATAGGTATGCGTTATATTTCCTTTCTTGCATACTAACAACAAAGCATTCTCCCATCTGTCTCCGGGTGTTGAGACTAATAGATTAGACCATAAATCACCTGACCCTAATTCTATTGGTATATTATAATAACAATTATCAAAATCAATATTTGATGGAAGAGCACCAGCTACATCACATTTAGCTGCAAAACTGTTATGATCATATCCGTTAAAATCAGTCGCTCTAAAGTTTGAATGTGGAGGCAAATATGCGTAATCCGCAGAATTTATCGTTGAACTTGGGGCATATACAAAAACACGTGAAATGGACTCTTTATATTTAGCAATAGAAAAAGAACATTCTACGGGATTGGAATCTTGTATCGGTTTGATATAGCTCCATTTGTTAATCTTACTACTACGGCATAGGTCTTCCAGCTTATAAGTTGTTTCGCCTAATACTGGCACTATATCGCTTTCTATCGAAACAGGCGCAGTAATCTTTCCGTTACTATTGCTCATTTCGACTTCTTTTTGCTAACAGAACGTCTGGTTTTGAATCCTTCTACCTCGTTTGCTTCGGGAGCATTTCCATAATACAAAACTTTGCCTTCGACAATGAGATTGCCTTTTATAAAAAGATTTTTGTCCTTGTCCTTCTTGAAATAAACTCGATCAATACGTTCAATAAACTTTCTGTCTCTCCATTCTTTGTAAGCCTTAAATAGATTTTTCATCTTCGTCATTTTTTTTATTAGTTATTGTTTCAATGCAAAAATAAGAATTTATCTCTTAACCTCCAAAGGAGCATAGACTTATCTATACTCCTTTTTCAACTTATTAATCTCTTTCTTTAAGCATTCATTCTCCTTTTTCAATTTCTTTATTTCATCTTCAATACTATTAGTCTTTTTATACAATTCCTTAATACCTAATGTATTTAATTGAGTCGCACCAGCAATCAAAGAAATAAAATCAGGACTTATGTAATTGATATAGCCATATCCATCTTTGTCCATACCACATACAGTAGGTAGTATATTCCTAACCTTCTGCCAACTTAGACCAGTGTGCACATTTCTATCTGCATATTTATCTTTCCTTGAAAGAGCTTTATCATTGTAGGTAAAATCAAACACTTTACCTAATAATAATAACTTGGAAGCATAATCTACTTCATAGTCTAACCTATTCTTAAGATTCTCATCAGAACTTGTCATGGCAGTAATACCACCTGTAGCACCAATGTTACCTGTAAATTGCCAAGTACCACCTCCATATTCCATAACATATGATTTATTAGAAGTACTATCTACACTACCAGCATTAGTCCACCACCAGTACATATGGTCATTACTATGAACTCCTATACCAAATACATTATCAGATGCTCCAATTTCAATACCTCCATGTTGTCCATTACCATAAAATCTTCCATATACATTAAATCCTGAACAACCTGTCGAAGCTCTTACTCCTACAACATCTAATCCACCACCAGCAGTTACTATACCACCTCCATATATTCTACCAGAAGCATTCATTCCACCAGCAGTATGTATAGCATCTGCGCTTGTACTTGCTGTATAAATTTGTTTATTATTAAAAACTCTAACCCATGTACTATCAGTCATGTACCATCCACCTCCATAGGTTTCAGAATACCAACCAGTTTTTCCTTCTGTTCTCACCCAAGAAGATGAATAAATATCAGCAGTAGTAACTATTCTTGCATGTGCACTAAGACCTCTACAAGTCCAATCTACATCTGATTTATTACTATTATAAGAAGTATAAAACCTATACATAGTTCCATAAGCAGTAGCATTAGACAACTGAGTACTAATATACATTTCAGGAGTACTATTTCTCATAGTATGTAAAGCGCACATCCATCTTACATCACGACCTGCATATCCATTAATCCAAAGAGTATCATTCCATGAAGTAACAGATCCTGTCATAGCTACTTTAAGTCCAACATTATCATTAAAGTAGGTTTGAGGGTTATTTTGTCGTCCACCTATATAGTTAGTAATAAGATGAGTTGCGGTATCTGATCGACCATATACTCTACTAATATATGCACCAGCCCAATATTTATCAGAAGTTCCTAACGTTAAAGCATTATGATCATATGGAACTACAGCTCCAGATACATCAATTCTATTATCAAAATAGTAAATTCTATTAGCATTATTAGTAATATGTACATAACCTGTATTCTGTGAGCCAATTCTAACTTCGCAACCATTAACATTACTGTATAACCAGCCTCCATTAGCGTAAAAATTAGCAGCCTGAACAGTACAACCTACTGAACCTCCTTGAACGCAGAATCTAAAGTTTCCAGCTCCATCAGACCTTAAGGAATTAGCGTATACTCCAGGTTGGTGAAAACCTATACCTGGCTTAACTGTATTAGCTGTTCCATTTCCATTAACCGTAAGAGCTAATCCATTATAATCATTGTTTGTTGGATTTCTAAAATAACAATTATGAAGATTAGCGTTATTAATATTCCAATAACCTACAGATAAATTATTAGCATAAAATTTAATATGCCCATCGGAATCCCAATTTAAACCAGTGTCATTATCTCCAATAGCTAAACTAATACTTGGTGCATCTCCACTTCTTCTATTAACAAACAGCTTACCTTCTGAATCAAGAGTCATCTTATATCCTTGATTGTGATAAAACCAATCAAATGAATATGGATTTCTAATTCCAACTCCAACAGTCCATAAAGGATAAGTATTGGTATTAGTGCTATTAAAATAAGAAATACTACATTCTTGTGTATCTTTAGATACTACTCCTAATTTACCATAGCTTGAACCACTATATCTAACAAAGATTCCTTTATCAATTCCATCAGATCTAATTTCAAAATTACCAGCACCGCCCATTCCAGCAGTAGTTCCACTTAGACCTACATCAAAAAATCTTCCATTTGTTCTATATCTTGTATATGCCCAACCATTACGTATATTATTAATCTCAATTCTATCATCAGATGTGTATATTCTGCCAGTTGTACATATAGGTCTGGTATCTATATCAGAACCTAACTCAACAACTGAATTTTTAATTTCAGAGTTGATTACATTAGACCCACTACTTCTTGCATATAATACATAGAAAGGAACATCGTTACCCCATGTTTCGTGTATAATAGTTTTAATAGTATTTAAACTTGCAGCAGAAGTCCATTTAAAACCACAATATTTAACTCCTCCATAAGTAAAAGTACATGGTTTAGGAGCGGAACTATCGATCTCTATTCCATAACCATTATATAGAACTCCTACATAAGCATTTGAAGTATTATATTTTTTCTGAATACTAAATTGAACAGAACCATTTGCATAAATACCATTTCTTCTATTATAGTACATAACTCCATTAATTCCTGCTTCTGTTGTAGTTGGAGTAAGTTTACAAAGTCCTACTACCCAATAACCATGATCTACATAAATATCTTGATTATCAAAATAAACTTTACCAACAGGGTCAATATCTTCAAGAAAAGCTAATGGTTTCCAACTTGTTTTCCAACTACTATTAAATCCATATCTATAATAAAGTCTTTCATTGTCTTTAGTATTATTATTATGACTTGGACCAGTTAATTCCCATGTTGCATAATCTGACGACCGACCTTTTACAGATATTGTACTTCTCCAATTACCATAAGGTGTATCTTGTATAGTAAAATAAGTGCCTAATGCTCCATTTTCAAAAGTAGCAGGAAGCATTGCCTGATCTCTTCTATCTACGGTTTTTAAATAATCAGTATATCTTGAGCTAAGTACTTTATTTTGATTACCATTATATGCTAAGGCATAAAGATTATTATCTACAGAGCCATCAGCTTTAAGAAACTGAGAAGCAGTACCTCTTTCAGTAGCAAAACCTTTACCTCTGATTAAGGCAAATCCAGTATCCGAATCCCAAAACTCATAACTTCCAGTTCTACCTACAGATTCTACAGCTATATTTCCGTTTGGAGCAAGTCTAAAAGTAGTAGGTTCAGCGAGTTTTAAATTAGGCAGAGTAATTACACCATCCACCGATTCGTATCTCTGTCCATTTAGAGAAATAGCCCCTGTATTGCCGCCACTTCCTCCGCCAATCACCGTTAGTTTACCGCCTTCTTTACTTAATGTATTAGTATCAATGGGGAGAGCATCTAATATTGTCTGTGGGGATTTAGTCCCAACGCCTAAAGCAGTAATACCACCAGTCGCATAGAAATTGACAATACCTCCTCCATCTTTTTCAACGTATATCGCATTATTAGCTTCGTCCACCTTTATACGATAGCCACTGCCTAATTCCAAGTAACTTGAAATTGATAATTTTTGAAATGGATAGCGAGGAACTACATAATTTATGGAAGTCCCAGATTTTACAATTTGGAATATAGATAATAAGTCACCAACATTTTCCGGGCCAACAAAGAAGGATAAAGGATCTGCATGAAGCTTACCATTATTATCCCACCATAAATTGCCATTAGCGAAATATCCTGTACCGTCAAATCGAACAAGTCCTTTGGCTACATCAGAGGGCATATTCTCGGAGGTATAATCATTACGGTCTTTCATTGAACCACCCCACCAAGATGCGATACCTCCGCCTATTTTAGAGGAATTATATATACCATTCGATCCACTCATTATCTTATAAGAGCTACCATCGGTATATCCTAATGCTAAGATAGAGGTTTGAACGACACCATTAGTAATTGTAGTCTCTTCCTTAAAGGCTTGTTTGAGATAGTTTAAGTCAACTGCTTTTTGCAAAGCGTTATCGGCTGTAGTCTTAATTTGATCTTGAATAAACTTATTGGCTTCATTTAAATATGCGATATAATCTCCATATTTAGTATTAAATACCGAATATTTATCATCAACTGCGGCTTTCTCAGTATTTGTAGTTATACCATCTGAAATAGCTGCTCTGATTGTTGCAATCAAATCTGTTGCAGCAGAATTAAAGGCAATATTTGCGTTATTAAGATTTGTCTTAGCTATCCCAGATAACAGAGGATTATTGTACACCTTTGCGAAACTTTGGCTGACATCCTTTTGTGAAGTTTCAATATTATTGAGATATTTGGATATTGCAGTAGCTTCGCTTCTATCAATTACTCCGTCTTTAAAAGCTTGGTCTGTAAAATTACGCAATCCGTCTACTTCTCCATCTAATCCATTTATATCTCGCTTAGCTTGATCGACATCTGCTTGTGCTGCTTTAGCTAATCTTTGTGCCTCCAAAGCCGCTTGATCATCAGTATATTTAGAAGCCTTCTCCCAATGATTGATAGAGAATGATGTGCCTGCCGCTTTAGCTGTTTTGCATCGAAGGACATCATTAGAATAAGTATTGCCAAAAGTAGCATTCACCCAAAGATCTCCGACTTCGTAAGTCTCAGTATCTAATGGTTGCCGTACAAAGATTTTCCGTTTACTATCGGCTGTATCTTGCGCTTTCTTGGCATCTGCTAAAGCTTTAGTAATATCACTATCTGTAATTACTTTCCATTCATACGTTGTGCCTGTTAATTGGAATCTATAGGCTTTCCCATTACCATCATAATATAAGTCTCCTAAATGCGTATTTTTGTCTTTATCAGTAGTCCAATTTACAGCAGGTTGATTTGTTAGTGTTGGCACTGGGTCGTAAAACCAAGTTTCAATAGCTCCATCTATTTGATCTTGCAAATCTTTTAAACTCCCATTGACTGTCGTTGCAAATTTATCTAAATTCTCTTTTGCGCCAGCTATAGCATCATTCTTGGTTTGTTCTAACGCGTCTTCTACTGTTTGCCCAGATCCAATAGTTGTCCCAACTTGCAATTTCCCCTTAATTTGCAAACCGTCCTTTTCGCTATATTGCATGTAAGAAGTCTTGTTCCTATCTCCTACATACATTCGTCCGTAAACATTAAAGAAGGCTTCATTTGTTGTCTTGTCAACACCATAAGAAACATATTCCTTGTTCACATAAGAATAGCTATCAATGCCTGCGTATAAAGTAATACTTGGAGAATAAAAGTCTACAGCAGAGAATATGATAGCATTTTGGCGAGTTTTATCTGTCTTGTTACCTAATTGACAAATAACGTCTCCTGCTTTGGGTACATCACTACTTACGTCAGCATCCGTCTTAGATAAATCAATATAATCTTCACCGATAGCTACAACCTTTCTCCAATAATAATGATTTGATACATTTTCATAAATACCTTCCTTGATATTGAAGTCTTGCGATAAAGCTTGATCATCTACCTTAAACCTATTTTCAATTGGTGTATTATCTGCATCGTTCACGAAATAGCAACGATAATAAGTATCTCCTTCAACAACTTTATTACAGGTTATACTTCCGCCAGGAGTGATTATCTGTCTACCTCCGATACTATTCGTATTGATTATTTCCAATGTCTCAAAATACGCTTTTGCACGTACTTTCAACATGTCTGTCTCTATATAAGTTTTTCCATTTGCATCAACAGCGAAAATTCCTCCGCTATTGCCTCCTTCGGTATAAGAACCAACTTTTAATCCGCGCAAAAAAGTAATGAAGTCTCTTGCGTAATCACTGGTGTCTTTTCTCAAAAAGTATTTCAATCCTTGTTTTAGGAAATCCACACTTCCGATGGAGTTCATTATGTCTTGTTTTACTCCGTCAATCGCAGTTTGAAGAGAGTTCTTTCCAATGGTCAGAGTATCTGTTAACTGAATTGAAATTTCGGGTAATACGTTTTCATCAACCTTGAGTGTATAGTTAGAAACATATAATTGATGGAACTGCCCATTATATTCTAAATCTATACGCGCATTCTCGTTTAACAGATTACCAATGCTCGGATTTTCGGCTAAAAAAATACGACTCAATTTAATAGAGAAGGTGAACTTTTCTCTATTATTATTTGCCATATATTTAATGATAGCTTGTTCTAATTCCTTTTCAGCCTTCGTTATATAGGCTTGTGGCATATCAATATTCAAAAAGACAAAGCTATCTCCGACACTTGGTTTTATATTATTACCTGCATTAGGCATTACAATACCAAATGTAGTATTATCCTTTTTGAGGGCAATCCACACTTCATTGGTCATTGTATTTTGCTGCTGTGGTTGCAGATTGTTTACATTAACCTTTTGTGCATAATCACCAGGAACAATATCTCCTTTACTATCGACTTGAACAGGATTTCTGAATACTTGTTTCCCCTCTTGCGTAATTTCTGTTACTCCAATTTGGAAATTACAAGCCCCACAAGCCCCACTTGTCATCGAAATAGTTGCATCGCTTCCGACTAAAGCTTGATCAAATAAGTTAAAACCAAAGTCTCCATCGAACTTATTTAGTTTAACATAAAAGTAAGAGTGAACATATTCACCAGTGTCTTTGTTTATTGAATCGTCGTCGTTCTGATCAAAGGCGATTGCTTTAATCATATCCATTCTTACACCAGCTTTGTTTAAGGCATTTTTAATACTTGGCTTGATATAAGAAAAATCGACTATTTGCTCTTTGGGGTTTGTCGGTAGATAAAGATTTTCAAAGGTATAATAATCACCAGTATCAGGATTAATGTATTTATTATTTAAAGCATTATAAAAACGTTCTGCTCCATTTGTTTGCCTATATATTGGAGGCATTAATACTTGTGAAGGAGTAATCCATGTACCTCCTGCTTCTTCTATGGCTTTTCTATCGTTGCTCGGATTCGGATAATAAAATTGAATATTATCGGAACTACCTGTACCTGTAACTCTATTGGTTATTTTATAGTTAGCATTAGTTTTGCTTACAGACAAAAGTTCGAAATCTTTTCCGTATTTGAATGTATGCGTGATTGCATTGTTCGTGAATCCGACATGAATCGTTGTTCCGACAAAATAAAAAGGCAATTCAAATATATTGAATATTTCTTGCAAAGCATTACTAAAGAACACATTCTCCAAAGAAACCTGTTTCGCTTCTGACGTAATGCCTTCATCAATAACAATGCGATATGCTAAATTACTATATTCAAGAGAGAAGTTAAGTCTTGCTACAAATTCCTGAATATCGCCATAAAAAAGAACTTTTGTGCTATTGCTTACATAACGGTCTGTGCTCCCCGCGTCACCAGTAACCACGTCATATACATACACGTTATCCAATACACTTCTGCCAGACAAGAACTCTAATTCATGTTTATATCTAACATCGTCGTTACTTTTTGAAGAGGATGGTGTTTTTACAATGAAATATCGTTCTCCTTTGAAATCTACGTATTGTTTTCCACTTACCCATAAGTCATCAAGGCAAGTCGGATACATTGCCGTAGCTGTTAAAGAACTGCTCCCCATTCGTTGAGCATTATAAGTATATTTGATTTTTAACGGATTTTCCGCATTAGGAAACGGAGTATCAGAAACCCCATCTACATAAGTGTATACTGTCAGTAAAATGTTATTGCTCATTTGCTTCTCTTTTATCTTTTAGTTCTTTTGTCTTACGTTTTATAATATCCTCAGAACGATTAATAAAAACTGCGACTGGACATTCTTTATCTGTTGGAGGATAAGAGCATCTTAAGTATTGAGCTATAGCCCTTGATTTTATTTCATCTTTAAGCTCTAATTCGTCTACTTTCCGCTCTAATTTAGACATCTTTTCTTCATCTTCTATTTTTTTTTCATTTGCATTAGTCTTTATTTCTTCGACTAACTCTCTAAGATTTTTTATTTCGAAAGAAACTTTTTCTGGCCTCGCTTTATATGCAGAAAGCGCGAACGTTAGCAATCCACCCCCTCCGATAATATAATTTAATATAGTTGTCCAGTCCATTCTAAAAAACGTTTTTATTTTTAAATACAAATATAGCATTTTGTTATGAACTGATAAAGAAAAGATTGAAAAAGTGAATCAAAAAGATACTTCGGAATATAAAATAAGCCAGAAAGCTCCCATTTGAGAGTTCCTGGCTGACTTTCGGCTTCTACATTGCAAAGATAATCAATTAAAAACAATATCCAATTATCTAATCGACTTTTTATCGACGACGCGAACTGCGGAGTATTTCTTCCCTTTCTGGCAACACCCAAGAAGAGCTATTTATTATATTAATAAACTCAGTATTATCATACTCATAAAAAGTAATATTATCTGTATCATTCAACAAAGGACTAATCATCTCTTGATGCAGAATATATTCAGTTTCAGCTATATTATGTCTCCACTCTGGCTGTATAACAACGCCTTTGCTGTTTAGCCACTCTTTTGTTAGTATTGCAAATTTCATAATCTTAAGGAAATATTTGTTTAACACTCGGAAAATTAGTAGTTATACTACTATCATAAAGAACTTCTATTTCAATAGGCTTGTCAACCATTATTTGACACATCACTGCTAAATTATAGATACTTTCACTTAATGATATTGCTGGTATATCATAAATTCCATCTTTGTAAAACAGATAAACCCAAGGGTCTTGTGACGCATTAATAGGCATTCCCATTAACGCAACTGCCCAATAACCATCGCCCAGATTACCATATGCGTCAATTCCTGTGACTTTTACTTTATAAGATGGTAGTTCAATTGCATCTCCTGTTGTTAATTCTGGATTATAAGCAGCCACAATAAATCCATTCATTTGTGTAGTTGTACTATCTATTACAATTTTTTTTGTTGTAACTTTGCCAGTAGCAAATTCAGGATAATCAACGGCTTTATAGGCAAAATTATCAAAGTTCAATGCGAACACTGGATTTGGAGTACCATATTCCATGACGTTGATTTCTTTCTGAATTTCTTCAGCGGTCAGAACGTCTTGATATATAGCAATATCATATAGAGCCATAGAAAAAAACTCCTTAGCTGTAAACGATTCTGTATAAGAGCTACTTATATAAAGTGAGTCATTAGCTTGTTTAGGCGTATTATGATATAATGCAAGATAATCGCCATAATTAGAAACAAACATAGTAGTACCTCTATTTTCTATGGTAGAAGAATAACCTAAAAAATTCCTATTAGGGCTATCGTATTTATTATTATCAAAAACTGTATTCCAACCAACATTAAACTTAATAGGAACAAATTTAACTATAACAGTTCCTATCTTATATCCTACCTTATCAAGTTTCAGATAATCATCAACACCATCTGTAACTATTGCCCCTTCATATTCTGGAATTTGTTCAATAGTGACATCTCCATTTTGAAAAGTACTAAAACCATATATAGTGGATGATATTGATGTTATTACATTTATTGTTATCTCAGGGATGATGTTAATGCCGTGAGTTAAAGTAATTGTATGTGATATAGATGCGTTATCTCCATCATAATAAGTAAATTCCGGAGGAGTTTCCCATTCTCCTGTAACATTGATTCTATAGGAAGGAATAACTGTTATACCTGTGGGAAGTTTATTCCCTGGAACCCAAAAGGATATTTTTCCTTCACCTTTTAATCTGGTTATTGAAGAATCTGTTATTATAATGTCTTCAGGGCTCTTAGAATTATTTAAATAATTTAAATAATTCATAGTATATTTACCATATCCACTGCCTAAGCTCCAACCGAAGTTATACGCAGTCAATAATTCACCTTTTATTCCCTTGATAGTATTCCTATCTTTATCGAAATTGTTCTTACCTTTAAAGTTCCAATAATCTACAAGGGACGGGTGAAAAGGAGAAGTTTGCCCTCCCTTATTTACAAATGTAGCATATTTAGGATACGACAATCCTATTCCAACTCCTATTTTCATGGCTCATAAGAATAGTTTACCCCTGCAAATAACTTATACTTGGTTTTTAAATCTGCGGTTAAATGTATGCCTTGCAGAAGAATAACATTCCACTGATTACAAACCAAAGGAATATTCACAGGTGCACTACTTGCTCTTGCCGCAGAACATTCAGCCTGAATATTAAAAACATCGGGTGCAGTATCATCTTTCTTTTGTGGAAATACATAAAATGGATTCCGATCAGACAAAGTAAAATGGTCGGGGCTTTCTGGAATCTCTAAAACTTGTTTTATTACGTCGTTATACATTTTCTTCCTCCTTAATATTGTTAGAATTATTAATAATAGTTTCTTTTTCTATCTCTAAATTCCTCTCTAAATCTTTTTCTTTCTGTCTTCTTGCCTTTTCATCAGGAGAAGATACTGGACTTAATTCAATGCCGCTTTCCTCTGACAATAAGCCATTAGATTTTAAAGTAACCAACATTTGTGCAAAGTCTGTATCAGATTGAGGTCTCCATACTTTGAATTTGGCATTAATTTTAATATTATTGAAGTCTGTAATAGCAGTTGGTTGAATGTCTTTATTCACCAATTCCTTAGCTAATCCCTCTTTGAATAAGCGACACATTTTATCAGCTACATTCTGCCATTCAATAACGCCTTGAAGAGCATTCTCTATATCCAATGATTGAGTAAGCATGATGGCAATACCAGAAATATCTCCTGACATTTTAATATCTTTCGGAAGAATAAATGTCGTTTTTGATCCTTTCTGTATTGTTTCCTCTAAGAGATTCAGCGTTTCAATAGTTCCTTCCGGAGTTGGTGGAGTAAGAAATTTAGCATCACTATTAGCATCATCACTTCTGTCATTCAAGATAACAGAACCAGCAATCTTTCTACCATCATTATCAAAACGCCCTTTGATGTATAATATACCCCATCCATGTCGTTTCTGAATCACTAAGAATATGTTATATAACACTTCATAGGCTTCAATTGAGCTTTGAGCATCATCCCAAGCGACTTTGCCTCTTTTAGTAATCAGAGGGATTTCGCTAAATCCATGTTCGTTCTTGAATATTAATTTCCAGCCGTTTTCATCCGCACCACTTCCATCATTCATGTGACGATACATATATCTATCGTCATAAGAATCAATATATTCTATGTCATCCTTTTTGTAATAAACGCTTTCTAATAGTCTATCACCATTATCATCATTATGTGGGCAGAGAACATATCCATCCATGTAGGATAACAATCGCGATTTAATCTCTCCCTTCCTATCGAAATAATATAGAAGTCCTGCATCTCCAACCGACTTTTGAGCATCAACCATTTTTGTTTTCATGCCATCTTGGTTTCTTAAATCCCAATACTGCTTAAAGGTAATAAAGTCTTCACTCTGTTTTGTTGTCGGGTTTGTTTCCATCAATGTAAAATTCAGAGGATTACCGCAAAGATGCAATACTTGCTTGTTCTTTATATTTTCTTGAAAAGAGATTGCCATCTTTTTGTATTCGATAGTAGCCCAGCCTCCACCTTGTTCCTTTGAAAGCTTCATTGTAATACTTGGCACGTTGTCATCAAATAAGACTTTATGGCAGTAGGGGTTTAATTCTTGAAGGTATTCATCTTGTGAAATAACCATTTTCTTCACCCTCGGAGTGTCTGCTTGTATAGTTTGATTCAAGTCTACGTTTTGAGGGTTATAGCGCGCATTTATCTGCAATCCTCTAAAGAAAGGCTTTTTATGTAATAACAATTGCGGATTAGCAATCAAATGATCTATTTTTGTTCTGTCTTCTGCCATATTATTCTTTTTCGATCAAATTATATCTTTTCATTACTTGCTCTTTGCTATTTACATAGCACTCCTTGTTAGTATGCGGACAAATAAGATTAAATTTTGGTTCAACGACGATAACATTACTTTGCTCCGATTGATCATCAACAGAGAATTTATCATTCAGTTTGGTTCTAATTTCAGCCTCTAATTTAACAGCGTCTTTCGCAGACATATCGCCAGAAGCAACCAACTCCTCAATCTTATTTAAGAGAGAGATCATCTTGCTCTTGTTTTCCTCAAAAGAAAGATCCATATCTTCTTCTGTCGAAAATTCAACTTCTGCTTTCTTAGCAGGCTTAGTATAATTGCTTTTTATATAATCTGTTAAAAAAACAATCTTCTTTGATTTCTTATATTTATTCACCTCCGCATCTATGGATTCTTTCCCGAATAGCACTTTATATGCAATCTCTGCGTTTTCATAACTTTCACAGAGAAACACGTATGCAATATCTTGCATGGAGACATCATGCCCCAAGTTTTTAGCGTCGGTAGTTATTTTTTTAAAGTCGTTGGCATCCATGTTATTTATTTTATATTGCAAAGTTAATAAAAATAATTGAATCACAATGAATTAAGCCCAAAAATCGTCTCTATATATATTGTCTTTGGGAATATATTGCTTCTCTCTTTCCTCAAAATCGACTGCTGTCTCAATAAGTTCATCACCATATTGATATTCCAAAACAGGATACATCCGCATAGCGCATGGGTCTAATAAGTCCATAGAGCGTCCCTTTCCTAACATTTGATTCATCTCTTTCTTTGTGGCCAGTCTATGTTTCCCGCTTGCTTCTGTTTTGAATCGAACAACAGTACATTCTTCTACAAATTCAACGCCAATAGTGATTTCATCTTTCATCTTATTATGCGTATATCTTCTTTGTAGGACTTCTTCTTCCCAAGATAAATACCTATTATTAATAATGTATTTGAGTCGTAAATAACATTCGTCTTTTAAGCTTCTCGCGGAACGTCCATACATCCCTCTTGGTGCTTTAAAAGAAAGAAATGCAATCGCATCTGGAATATAATCAGAAAGGTAGCGCCCGTTGATACCATCATATATTATATGGCAATCTGCTACATCCCACTTTGCTGCAAATAGAGAAAGCTTATCTGCATTCATTCGAGGCGTTGTTTTGCCTAAGATTAGAGCATCCATGATATGAAAGCCATCCCAAGCCAAAGCAACCATGTTATCCGTTCCAAAGTCTGCCAAGTCACAAGTAATCCATCTGTCTCCATTCCTTTGAGGATCATTCATAAATGTGCTTCTTGCAACATGGGACGGAATAGGAGCATCTGATTCATCCTCTAAGTCAACATTCCAATTACCTTCCAACAATTGTTGCGCCATTCTACCTCCTGATGCAGCAACGGAACCTACGTAGTCCATGTTGCCATCGAGAATGGCTTTATTCTCTGACATCTTACCTAAATAAAATGTAAAGGACTTGATGAAGTTCTCGTAGGAAATAGTGCCTCCTACCGCTTTTATCTTCTTGTCAATGTCTAATTTGCATTTCTGGTATACTTCTTTTTTGGTATCTCCCCAAATAACATCATCTATGGTGTCTCCGGCAATATAGAAATATCTAACTACGCCATCTCGCTCAGGAATAATCTGCCCTTCTGGGCCAATATACCAATCAAGGAATTTTCTAATCCAAGAATCTTTCTTCGGATTCGTAGTACCTCTAAACTTACCTGTCCAAGAGCCTTTGCCTCTATTTCGGGTCAAAAGGTATTTAAAAGTAGAGAACTGATAAGAGGTCAACTCGTCCATGTATATAAGGTCAAACTGCGCACCCTTCCATTGCTCCGTTATCTTTTTGATGTTTTCATCATTGATTTGGCGCATTTCAACAAAAGATCCCGATGGAAATGTTACTCTTGGCGGATTTGTTTTCCTAACTTGCGCTCCATTACCGAATGCTGATTCAAAATCATCTACAAGTCCGCCACCCATGTTCAACTCACCAAATGTCCTACGAGTAAAACATGCGCGGAAAGAAGGGTCTAAACTTGGCTCTGCGACTGACAAAATCGCACTAAAGGTTTTACCGCAATTTCTTGTAATAACATAATTATCAGTTAAATATAAATGCTCTTCTCCTGAAACATTTATACAACATACTTCTGCCGGAGGGAGGATTTTATAATCCATTATACTTAAGAAAGTTTTTACTTTCTTGTTATCTTCCGAAGTGGTATTTCTTTTTTTTCTTTCTAAGTGAAATAGTTCTTTATCGTCCTTTGTCCAGATTCGCAATGTATAGTATTCTGCACAGTTTATTTCTCTGTCATAAAACATTCTTTTAGTAGGAGCTGTTGAGAATACCCTACATTTGCCTCCAATAGACCAAATGACTTCTTGCACATCCTTTGCCAGTCTCTTGCTGATAGTATTGTATTGAACTTTCCCATTTTTCCTAATTTTGCTAATAGAACAACATCCGTCTGTATCAAACAACCCTCTTAAAAGTTCCATTCTATCTTCGATGGGCGCATATTTATAGCAATCTGGAATAAATTTACTCCCAGCTAAATGTCCCCAAAGCCCTAATTCTTTCAAGTCTGATACAACATGTTTATCTCTTACACAATAATGCAAACTTTTTGGATTGATACTATCTTTAACTACATTATACCCCAAAGACCGAACCCTTTCGATAACTTCAATATCATTAGTTCCAATATCGGCTCTATATATTTTATCTGATAAGCAGCCATCTCCAATTAACACTCCTAATAAATAAGGATGTATTTTCCTTTCTTTTTTATATATATCGCTAAATTCAACTGGCTCGGACATTGGAATCCTTAGCCTATTTACATGTCTTTTATCTCTCCGTTTGCTTGTTTCTATATAGTCAATTATATCTTTGGCGGATATATCCCAAATATAACCATGCCTTTCTTTTACCATCCAATGATGGGATAGGGCACTTCTTACCTTTCTTCCGTCCTGCAAAGTAAATTCAACACACTCTTGTACTCCTTTGTCTAACACGAAATTAACAGTCTGATTCCCTCCAAGAGGATTTGTAATAACATCACCTGCTTTTAGACTTCCTATTTTTACAAATCCATTAGGAGTAGAGACAAGACAGTCCTTGGGTTGCGGGTTTAACGTACCACCACCGAACACTACATCCACATTCGAGCACACAAACTTTTCTTGAAATCCCGGTTGTGGCTTAATTATCTTGGTCTTTGATTCTTTATCTTTGTCTACAATTTCCATATACATGCAAAAATACTATAGAATTTTGCGAATATTTTGAACTAATGAATAAATGTTATCACCAGTGATAAAGTTTAGTCCTATATCTTTCTATATTGTTGAATATATAGCTTTATTTTGTATGCAAATTAAAATGAAGTTTGTATACAACTTAGTTCGAAACAAATAAAGTAATTATTAACAGAACCGGTGGCACACTGGGGTTTGGACGGTGAGAACCCAACTATGGACGAACGTGATGAAAGTCACCTAAGAAGTAGCGGTTCAGTGAAACGTCAAAATAGACAAGTGTAAACTTGGATATAAGTGCCCATCAACGAAGTATGAAATTTACCAAACAGCAAGCCTTTGAAAACCTCAAAGGCGCTCTGACAGAAGGTGGGAAAACCCTACGTTTAACAGAGAGAAGCATTAATGAGATGTTAGAAACCCTAACCCCATTATTAGCAACAGAAGAAACCGAATTGACTGATTTCATGTCAAAAGCATTGCCGTTGTTCAAGACCGCTAATGGGAACATGGAAAAAGATTATTCGGATTTCGTACAGTCTTACAAACCTCAAACCACATCACCTGCCGCACAGCAGACTACGCAGAAGCCTGCGGAAGGAGCAAGCGAACTTGAAAAAAGACTCGCACAGTTGGAACAGGAATTGCAAGCTGAAAAGAGAGCGAAAGTTATTTCTCAGAAGAAACAAGATTTGAAAGGCAAGTTAAAAACTAAAGGCGTTAAAAATGATTCATGGATTAATGATTTCATTCAAGAAATTAATATCACAGAGGAATTTGACGTAGACGCAAAACTTGATTCTTATGTGAAAATTTACAATCAATCTCAGGCTAATTTCACGACTTCAATGTCCCCACAATCTTTGGAAACCCCAAGTGCAGCCGCAACCGATACGTGGGATGATATTAAGAAAATGAGAGAACGTAAAAAAGAAGTTTAAAATTTAAAAGAGAGAAAATATGTATTCTACCGATGCAGGTGTCTTTTTAGGAAAGACTCTTCTTCAACGAAGAGGAGAAATAGGTGGCGCAAGATACGTTTTTGTTAAGCTGCAAGGCAACAAAAATGAACTTGTATTCCCTACTTTCGGATGTAAAATTATGAATCCGTTTAAGGGAACAGCCAAAATGTATGCAGGCGATTTGATTGAATATCGCTATAATGATGGAGATAAAGGAGCTACGGGTTATATCTTGAAGACTTATGTTGTAAACAAAGCGACAAGTACATCCACTGACACCGTTATCTATTTAACAAGAGATGGATATAAACATATCCCTTTTGTAGGAGATGTTTTGATGAAAGCTCCTGCTACTATTGATGGAACGGGTACTGCGGTTACGGTAACAAAAGTAGAACCGACTGTTGAAGCGTCTAAGGATGTATGGAAGGTTACTCTTTCTGCTACATTGACTGATTTAGCCGTAGGTGATATTCTTGTTGAGGCAGTTGAAGCAGGTTCTGGCAAAAAACCGATGGTTACAAATCCGAATGCAATGTGTCCTGCGGATTACGATTTCCTTTATGAACCAGCTACAGGCGATGCAGACTTTGATGGAGCGAGATATTTTATGACTCCCGTACTTCATGGTATTGCTTATATTGATCGAATGTCTCCAATGCCTAAAACTGTACTTGACGCGAGAAATAAATCATTAGTGACCGGATGGTTTGAACTTTAAAAGAAAGGAAATAGAAAATGCCAAAGTTTGATTTTAATAATAATAGATATGCTCGTTTGTGGACTGATTCTGATGTGCGTTTTTTGCGCTCTTTGATTGACGAATCGGATCTGCTTCGCACAAATTACGGATGGTGGAAAACCCAATTTACGAAAGCCAGCAATGCTACCCCTGTGGCGGCTGATGGTACTGCAACTTTTACAGTACAGGCTAAAGACAGAACCGCAACTCCAATGATGGATATGCGTGCGCCTCTTGGCGATTCTGTACCTTTGGATTACAAAGGAATTTCTTGGTATTCTGCTACTATCCCTGATTTTATTGCTCCTGGTATTGTAGAAACTGCTCCACAGCGTGAATATAAAGAACGTCTTTTTGCCCAATTCGGGAATGATGCTTTCTTGATTAGCGAGTGGATGGACGATGTTCAGATGCAGATCGACGCTGCTGACCAGACCTTAACTAATTTGGGCGCACAGCTTATTTCAAAAGGTCAGTGTTCTTATAATTTTGGACGTGGAATGAAGGGCGCTTTGCAGAAAGCAGAAATCCCGGCAGAAAACTTCAAGAAAGCAGGTGCTAAGGTTTGGACTGCCGCAGATTGTAATTTGCTTAGCCAAATGCGTACTATTGAGGTTGACTTCCGCGATACAAAAGGTTATAATGGCCCAATGAAATGGCAGATTCCGTATAAGATGTATATGGATGTCGTTTTGAAGAATAAAGAGGTTCGCGAACTGGTAAAACAATACTATACGCTAAATGATAAGGTTTTCTTGGATTCAATGCCTATTACAGAGGAAATCTTTAACAGTGTGGTTTACGCGAATTATCCAGACTTGTCACCGATTGAGATTGTTATTGAAAAACAAAAAGACATCAGTTGGGATAATATGACAGGTAAGTTTATCAATGGATGGGATCCGAAAGTTGCTGTTTTGCGTCCTGCGGGATTCGCTGGGGAAATTCAGTATACTGATATTTTGGACGTAGTAATGTTCGAAAAATACGGAAACAATTCTATTACTAAATCATTCTCTCAAATGGAAGGTGGTATTTATACATTGGTAAATACAACTGTACCTAATGGAATGTATAAAGAATGGCACACCGATTTGATTATGTCGGCTGTTCCGTCATTGAACGAGTTCCCGTACCATGTCATTGTTGACACAACAGTAGCGAATTAATATGGCGCAATTTGATGTTATAGAATATCTTTCTGGTTTGACTGCCTTTGTCTTTGACAGGGCAGTCTTAACCCGTATCGCGATAGAAAGAGAAGTTATAGATGTTACGGATTACAAGTCTTTGACAGAAAAACAAAAAGATCTTTGTCTCGCTGATTTATTGTTCGTGATTTATACAGCCCCTAATTATACTGCGAGTTCAACACAGCAGCATGGTGCGTTCACGAAAACAATCGGAAGTCAGCGTTACGATACAAAGAAAGAGGTCTATAATATTTTAATTGGTTTATACAAGAAATGGGACGATCCTAAATTATCAGAGCTATCAAACTTGGGTGTGCAATGGATTAATGAATATAACTAATGATTATCGACAGAGACTTAATACAAGAATATCCTTTTAATGGTTCTTTCTATACATACGGCATAGATATGACTAAGCCGTTGACGGAAAGAGTCGAAGAGGAAATATTAGTATTAGAAACCAAATGTGATATACAAGAAGCAAAGAAAAGTGATAATACTATCATCTCAAATGCTTTTGAAGTATATTATCCTTTTGATAAAAAGCAGGGTATTACAATAAAAAAAGGAATGCTATTCAGAGGAAAAATGTTTGGAATGCCAGTCGAAGGTCGAGTAATTGGTTTATTCCCAACTCAATTAGGAGGCGTTTCGGTTTACATAACAACTTATACACAGGAGGAATAATGAAAGTTTCTTCTAATTATGTACATCAATTAGCCATGAAACTGGCTTCCGATGGAGATAAGTTGATACATCAGGCTTTTGAAGAAGCGGATTATAGTAAAAATGAAACTCAAAACCTCCATGATAGTTACGGTAGCGCAGTCTTTTATAACGGGAAAATATATCCGCAAACAACAAGATTTTTAGATCGTTTAGCTACGGATAAGGGTGTAAAAGTTAATGGGCGTTATATAACAGGAAGACAGTCAATTGAGGAGTTTTTTTCTAAATATAATCCACCATCTAAAGGGATGCAATTAGTAGTTGCTGTTGCTTTGTTCTATGGGGGAATATTAGAAGCGGGCGAATCTCCTTTAAAAAGGAAATATAAAGTGATCTTTATGATTGGAGATGATATTTCATTATTGTCGTCGAAGATAAAAGGTTCAAAAGTAAAAACAATAGGCAATGGATAAAAATAAGTTAAACATATCAAACATAGAAGCTTATCTTGATTCCCTGTTGGGGAATAAGGTTTCAGCAAATGTTTTCTATGATACATTGCCGCCAGTTATAAAAGACTCGTGGAAAGATTTACTTTTGGTTGATTGTTCTTATTTGATACGCGACTTGTCGGCTTATGGATTTGGCACAATAGCAATTTGGTTATATGCTAAGCCAATGTCTTCTGGCGCAAAAAACGTTCCGATACTCTCTAAAATGGAAAATGCCTTGAACGAAATACTTTTTTCAAATGAAAATCCTGCTTATCAATTAATAAGGAGAGGTACGCGTTCAGGCTATGATTCCACTGCTAAATTACATTATAATATTGTAGAAATTCAAATTTTAACCGCTTAAATAATAAAAATTATGGCAACAACAGTTGTAAAAACATCCGCAAAGTCGAAGAAGGTTTTTAACCCGAAATACATTTTTATTACTCCTTTTACAGATGAAACGACAAAAGGGACAAATGTATATCAATGCGAGGAAATTATCAGAGATTCAACCTCTATTACGCAGGAAGAAAATACCGAAAATCCTGTAGAAAACGAATTGTCTTCTGCTCCAATTATTAATAATATCCAAGCAGGACAGTATTCTGTAGCTACAGAGATTGCCGACTTGCAGCCCGATCTTCTGAAAGATCTTTTAGGCTTTGAGGTTAGTACTGACACTAAGAAAGTATATGCTCCGAGTGGCTATGTTACTAAATACGCTGAATTCGCTTTGGTATTTCAGGGTACGGACGGTAAATATATCGCGTGTATTCTTCCTAAGGTGCAAATGAGCCCGACAGTAACAATTGACTCTTTGAGTACTTCAATTGGACGAATTGCATTAGCTGGTACAGGCTCTTTGTTGGAGATGACAAATGGTTCTGGCAAAGTAATGACTCCGTTTATGATTGACTACGATTATGCTATTCCCGTAACAGTGGGGGGGTAACAAGGGAATCAGTGACTCCGGCTAATTCCCTAAGTAGTCTGGACGGAGAGGATGATGTTTTATTGTCTCCTAAATCAAGAGCAAGAAAAAGTAGTATTATCTAATATATAGGGGGTGGGAGAATTGAACTCCTTCCCCCTATTTTTCATAAATAGCCCATGAAAGAAAATATAAAACGAAAATCAATAAATGAACCTGTTTCTGATGAAGCAATGGAGCGTTTGGCGCAAATTATGACAGATAGTCCAACTTTGGTAAAGCTATCAAAAACAGAGTTCTCTATAAAGTCTTTGAAACCTGCCGTAATGTGGATGATTGCGGAAGAAGCTGTGAAGATTAGCAAAGCAGAAAAAGCTTCATATAGTGATGTATTAAAAGGATTAGCTTCTAACCTGCCTTCTGTTTGCAGAATCATTACATTAGCCATTCTTAATAACAAAGAGGACATTGAAAATGAAGCAACATATAAAAAAGTGTATGAAACCCTTTTTTGGGAATGTGATGAAAAGGAGTGGGGACAATTATTATTTGAAATCTTGAATTTGATAAATGTGGATGTTTTTTTTTACATTATCAACTCGACTCAGATATTCAAGGAGATGGCTCTACAGAGGAAGACAAGGATGAACGAACAAAAATAATAGTCGCCAGAACAAGCTATGGGCAGATGTTTGACTTTCTTAAAGCTTATCCTTCTGTGACCATAGATGAATACATGTGGAAAATGAGTATGGCTCAAATAGCTTTAGCGTCCCATGATTCAACGCAAGTTGTTTATTTACCTGAAAATAAAAGCGAGGACGATGTAACTGTAATTAATTCCGCAGAAGACTTATTAAGTGATTTAGGATTCCCATTATTTAAAGAACAGTAAAAACGATGGCAGAAGGATATATTTTAGAGATACCAGAAAATGTATTAAAGCAACTGGATCAAACAGATAAGAAAATAGAGACATTAGCTAAGACAAGTGAAAGTACTAAAAAGCTAATGAAGTCGGCTTTTCAAGAAATGGCAGATGGGCTTAACCCATTATTACAACAGTTAAAAACAGCGAATAAAGGCATTAAAGATTTGATGCCTAAGCTTGATACATCTGGCACAGAAAAAGTAGCTAAGAGTGTGGCTAATGTGGCAGAGCAACTAAATAGAGTGTCCCAATCTCCCGTCGATGTTATCAATAAAAAAATAGAATCGCTAAAAAACTTGTTAAATGATTCGACTTCGGCAGTATCTAAATTGGATTCTCAAATCGCCAATTTGAAGAATAAGGGAGGCGGATTTATTAGTGGTTCTACAATGAAAGAAGCCTCAGCAGGGAAATCGCTTACTCCTCAAATTCAAGCTGAATTAGCTGTATTAGAGCAAGAAAGAAGAAGCATTCTTGCTACAGCCGCTTCTTGGGAAAATTACAAAAAAACAATCGGTAACACTTCTATTGCATTAGACCAGTTAAATTCTTCATTCAAAACAGGAAGTTCGGCATTACAACAGCGACAGAAGATGATGGATGCGGCTTTTGAGAAAGCTTATAAAATGGCGCAAGCCGAAGAGAAGGCTGCGGCAGAAGCAGAGAAATTAGCTAAAGCACAAGAAAAACTTAATAGAGAACAAAACAGAAAATCAGATCAGCAAGCTGCACAAGCCATGCAAGCTTACAATAGAGCTATGGCTGCATCTGAGGGAACCATCGCCCAACGTATTAATAAATTAGCCAAATTAAGAAGCGCCCAAGAACAATTAAATGCTACAGGAAAGAATTATACGGTTCAATTACAGAAAATAACTGCTGAAACCCAAAGGCTAAATGCGATTAATGATGCTACAGCAAACAGCATGAATAATTTGAAGAAAAATCAAAGTCGCATACTCGATACTTCTGCACAATTGGAGCGTAAGTTAGGGCTTCTTTTCAGTGTAGCCGCAATTGAAGGATATATTGGCAAATTGGTGCAAGTGCGAGGGGAGTTTGAATTGCAGAACCGCGCATTGCAAGCTATTCTTCAAAACAAAGATCAAGCTGACCAATTATTTAATCAAGTTGTTGAATTGGCTGTTAGGTCTCCTTATAGAGTTAAGGAATTAGTTACATATACAAAGCAATTGGCTGCATATCGTATTGAAACAGAAAAATTGTACGATACAACCAAAATGCTTGCTGATATATCAAGCGGCTTGGGGGTTGATATGCAACGTTTGATCTTGGCATATGGACAGGTTAAGGCAGCTAATTATCTACGTGGGACGGAATTAAGACAGTTTAGTGAAGCTGGTATTAATATATTAGGTGAATTGGCGACATATTTCACTGAGTTGGAAGGGCGAATGGTATCTGTTGGAGAAGTCTTTGATATGGTGTCTAATAGAATGGTTGCCTTTGGAGATGTTGAAGAAGTCTTCAAGAGAATAACTTCTGCGGGTGGAATATTCTATAACATGCAAGAAATACAAGCTGAGACTTTGCAAGGACAAATCTCTAATCTCCAAGACAGCTTCGATGTCATGTTTAATGAAATCGGGAAAGCTAATGATGGTGTTCTGAAAGATTTAATTGCAATTGTTCGCAATATTGTAGAAAATTGGGAGTATTTTGCAGTCTTGTTAAAAACTGTCGCAACTGGTTTTGTTCTGTATACAGGGAAAATTGTGTTAGCAACTATAGCGAATAAAGCTTTTGCTTTATCTCAAAATGAAGTGATTGTTAATTCGGGACGCGTAAATAAGGCTATTGGAGGAACAGTCGCGGGACTAAAAAGCATGGTGTCTTTCGCAAAAAATAATCCTTATCTTCTTATTGCTTCTGCAATAGCTGGTGTTGTATATGCTGCCACAGAATATAACAGTAAAATTGAAGAAGCAAAAGCGAAATATGATATTTTAACGGATTCTTTAACAAGGCAAAAAAATGAAATTGATTCTATTTCTTCTAAAATAAAAGGATATAATGAGAAAATAAAAGAATCAGTTGCTACGATGGGGCAATTTAAAGAAGGTACAAAAGAATACACCGATGCTCAAAAAGAGAACAATGAGGCTTCTTCAAAACGAAACGCATTATTAGAGGAATTAAGAATTAACCATCCGGCAGTATATAATAGTATTGTTACACAGAAAGATGGTACTGTAGATTTGACTAAAGCGCAAGAAGATTTTAACAAGCAATTAGAACAAACTAATTATTTAAATTGGCTTGCTAAACGCGGGGAGTCTTGGTGGGATAGTGGTATTATAGAAAATGCCTCAGAACTGTCTGATCTACAAGCAGAGATGACCAAACAAGCAAATAATCTGGATAATGCTTGGACACAGCTCAATGGACGTTTAAAAGTTTATTTAGACACAAATAAATATCTTAGTGAAGATGTAAAGCAACAAATACTTGCGATTGCAAATAGCTCTGAATCGGCAGGAGATAAAATTCAAAAATTATCAAAATTAGCCAGAACAACCTCTGCCGTTAATATCGGAGAATTGAGACGGATGATGGATAATTATACTGCCGATTTAATTGATGCAACAAAAGCTAATGTTAAATTTGAAGATATGCAGAAGCGTGTTACAAAACAAATTAAAGAGCTTGCTGTAGAATTCAAAAAAGGACAAGATACTCTCTCAGAAGAAGGTAAAAAAGCTGCGGAGAAATCGCTATATAACTTTATTAATTCTTTGAATATTCAAAATCAGGCTGTTAAGGATTTTGTTAGTCAAAGATTTGAGATAGAAATTGGAGTTAAGATAGCTGATGCACCAATTATTAATCAATATCAAGGGATGCAAGCTCGACTTAAAAAATATGTAGAAGATCATAAGCTTGAACTTGATATTATAAAACCAGAACAAGGAACTAAAGATTATTTTGATAAACTAAGAGCAGATCTGAAAGACTCACAATCAAATGTAGAGAAATTAAGTATTGCAACAGAACAATTAAATTCTTCAATGACTAATGAAGAAGCTCTTAAATATAATAAAGAGAGAATTAGGCAGCTTACTCAGATATTGTCAGCATTTGGAGAAATGCCCAAATCAAATAAAGGAGAAAATGAAAGAAACAAAATGTTGCAGCAGCAAATAGACCTTTTAAAAAAAGTTGGGCAGGAATACCAGAAAAATCTAAAATATTATAGTAAAGCCGAAGCTTTAGAGAAAACTCGCAAAGACTATACGGATTCTTTTAAAGAAGCTGGATTAGGGAATTTGATTACAACGATGAATTTTGATCCAAGCGGAATTATAGCAGGGTTAGAGTCGCTTATGTCTTCTGTTTCTCCCAAAATGCGCTTGACACTTGAAAAAGCAATCTCTGATCTTAGGGGTGACGTGGAAATAGATGTAAGAGCAAAAGACGTAGAAAGGACAAGAAAAGAAATAGAGGGGCTTTTTACTGGTTATGAATTAACTGTTGAATTAGGTAAATTGGGTCTTGATAAAGATTTAATTAGTCAGTTATTTGGGATAGATACATTTACGCTTGATGATATTAAGGCTAAATTGAAATCTCTGTATCCAGACATAGAGGCATTGAGCGAGGAGCAATTAAAAGCATATAATGAGGCATCGGACAAAATAACTGCCGCAGAAAAAGCTTCCTTGCAAGAACGTTTTAAGGATTATTCTCAATATCTGAAAAAATCCATGTCAGAACGTATCAAGATTGAACTTGAAGCGCAGAAGAAGATAGCGGAAATCCCTTCTGAATTTACAAAACCTCAGAAGGAACAGATTAAAAAGAACATACAGAAAGAAACAAGGCAGAAATTAGATAAACAGTCCCTTGCTGAATTCAAAGAAAGCGATCTTTACATTACGATGTTTGAAGATCTTGATAGAGTATCTTCTTCCGTATTAGAGCAGATGAAAGCTAAATTGATTTCATTGAAAGAGTCTTTAAAAGATTTGTCTCCAACCGAATTAAAAGAGATAACTTCTCAAATGCAAAAGATTGATGAACAAATAGAGAAGCGAAATCCGTTTAAGGATCTATTGCCTAATATAAAAGAGTATATCGGCTACTTAAAAGAAAAAAAGAATTTGGAGGCTGAATATACAGATGAATCCAAAACATTAGAGCAATATAAACAACAGCAAACATTAGCAGAAAATAATGTTCTTTCTGCTCAAAAGCAATATGATGTTGCAGTTAAAAAATATGGTCTTAATTCTAAAGAAGCTAATTTAGCTAAGGAAAATTTAAGGATTGCACAGCAAGCATTGGACATTGCAAATAACAATGTAAAAAGTCAAGGTGAAGTTGTAAAAGCCTTAATAAAGCAAATAAAATATGGCGAAACATTAAAAGATAAACTTCAAGCTGTATTATTATTAATCGGTAGATATGCCGATGAAGTAGGACAAACTATCTCTGATGTAGCTACTTCAATGGAAAATGTCTTTGGCGAGATGGATGCTAAAGCTGCTGATTCAATCGGTTCTCTCCAAGAAATATTATCGGGTGTCGGAGATACAGCGGCGGGTGTCGCAAGGGTTATGGCTAATCCTGCTGATATTGGCGGATACCTGCAAGGTATTACTGGTTTGGCAAAAACAATTGGAGCTTTCTTTAATATTGGTGATAAAAAGAAGGAACGTCAAATACAGAGGGAAATAGAAAAGATTGAGAATCTGGATAAGGCGTACAAAAAGCTTGAAAAGTCAATAGAAGCAGCTTATTCTGTAGACACATTTCAAGAATCAAATAGGCTTGCCCAAGAAAACGTAAAAGCCCAAATAAAGGCATACGAACAAATGATAGCTGCCGAAGATGCGAAAAAGAAAACCGACAAGAAGCGAATAAAGGAATGGCAAGGAGAAATTGAAAAGCTACACGATCTGCAATTGCAATTAAAAGAAGAAGCTTTAGCGGAAATGGGAGGATTCGGAACAGAAGAAAACTTTAAATCTGCCGCACAAGAATTTGCTAATGCTTGGTATGAAGCCTTCAAAGAAACAGGCGATGGGATGAAAGGGTTGGAAACAACATTCCAAGAGTTCATGGATAATATTGTCAAAAAGCAATTATTGGTTAGAGGAACGCAAAAGATATTAGAGCCTTTATTAAAAATGATTGATAATGCCGTAGAAGATAGCATCTTGACGAAAGAGGAACTTTCTGGAATCATGGATAAATTTAATACGGATACCAAAGGAGCTTTAGACGCATTGTATAAATCCATCGTAGAAGGCTTAGGCGTTTTGCCAGGAGTCAACAATCAAGAGCTATCCGGTCTGAATGCAGGCATAAAAGGCATTACGGAAGAAACAGCGCAAGCTCTTGAAGCACTTTTAAATTCTATGCGATTCTTTGTAGCTGATTCAAATGTGCAATTAAAAACTCTTTCTGCTATCGGTAGCTTTGATGTTGAGGCTAATCCATTATTAGGAGAATTAGTCGCACAAACAAGGGTATTAAGAGATATAAATAGCAAATTGGAAAGTGTTATTACAGCCGGAGGTAACAATTCGGTTGGAGGATATAGCATAAAAACTGTACTATAAAAAAACATCCCCAAGAATATTCACATACTCTTGGGGATAAACCCTTTAAATCTATATTATATGAAAAACACTTAAAATAAATGATATGAGTTAAGAAATTAAAGTTGCTGCTATTTCTTGTTTACAAAGATAGTAAAAGGGATGTTACTTAGCTACTTCTTTCACAAAAGTTAACTCTTTTTCTTCTCCGTTGTTTTTATCTACGCATTTCACCTTCATGTTGGTTCCGTAATCTGACAAGGTAGCCGACTTGAAATCATAAGGAGTGATTGATATTAATGCCCATAGATCAAAGAATTTAATAGACTTTTCGTTTTGAATATAAGTTCCATAGCGGTCAGCCCATAAATCTGATTCGACTTTTACATCTTTTGCAGAAGTAAATTGCATGGTGATTTGATTCTCGATGCACAACCATGTTGTGTTTTCAAGTAGGAAATCGTTATGATTATCTTCTCCTTTAGAACAAGAAGAAAATGCAAGCATAAATGCTAATACTAAAAATAGAATGTTCTTTTTCATTTTATATGTTTTTAGTTAATGTGATTAAGAAGTTCTTCAAATTTATCTTCATACCACAAAGGCTGAGTTTCTTTTGGGTTATTAGGGCTGACCTGATTCTCGCCATAAAGTCTACCTTTTTCTGTGATAGACTTGAATTTTTTAGATTCACCCTTCGTAGTTCTTCTTGTCTTTTCTTCCAAATATCCTTCGTTTATAGCAAGAATATTAAAAGCTTTGGCGGACAAATCACTGCCATTAGCTTTAAGCAATTCCGTTGCAGATTTTAAAATTCCATGTGATTGCGTATAATCTGGCACAGGTAATCCTAATGGATCAAGAATGCTCTTTGCCATAATAAGCTTTGAATTATCATTTAAGTTCAAAAATTCTGCTGCCCATGTAGCAACCTTAAGCTTATCTGCAATCGTTAACTCTTCTTTTGCTGGCTTAGCTTTCCCTGTCTCTAAAGCCTCCCATCTTAAAACCAACTTCGCTCTTGCTTCATCATTGAACTTTGTTGCAATGTACAGGCACTCTACTTTTGTTAGCTCATACATAGGGAGTTTACGTCCTGTGGAATCCGTATATTCACTGAGCTTAAAACTTAGCCCAGTAACCTTAACCCATGCTTCTTCCATTGATCTAATTGCAGCTAACACATTTTTGTGTTCTTTACCAGTTACTTCCGCAATCTCTCTCGAAGTCATTACTTCCTTGTTAATTTTCAAATCGTTCATTGTTTTATTATTTGTTTAAGAATCTATCAATATCTTCGGGTATCAAAGGCTGTATTCTTTCCATCAAAGCAATATAAATAGCATTGTAATACTTGTGCCTTACTACTCCCAATTTTATTTTAGCAACACCACGTTTAACACATCGTGGTGCTCTAAAATACATATTAGCAATTGTTGACGAAGATAAGCCTAAGCTATAATGCAATATATAATAAAGAAAATACCTGGCAGTAGATGGTTTCTCTTTCATATTATGATTAATTATATCTTGCTCTACGACTCCGAAGTATTTATATACTTCGTTGGCTATCTGATCGACTTTATGTTGTTGTTCTGCTGTTAGCGTCATAGTGATAATTATATGGCACAAATGTAATGGTTTTATCACTACCCACCAAATATATTCTACAATACAAGATTGATAAACTTCGTGAGGAGAATAGCACATTTAAAAGTTCTGCCATGACCTCTCAGATCGTCGGACAGGCAACGGCTCCTCTTGGTGCAGCTTTAAATGATTTGAGTGCTCGATTGGCTAAAATTGAATGTAAACAACCTGAAACGATAACAATTCCTTATATCCCAGCTGCTGGTAACTATATACCTGTTAACTATAGCGTACCAGTTAATATGAGTGTATCACCTTATAGTAACTGTGGTTGTTAAGAAAGGAGGTATCTATGTATGGAAATCCATTAAATCCTTTTGATACGTATTGGTGGGTAGGTGGTCCCGGTCCAGCTATTCCTACGAGACAACGTTCTTGTTTGAAACAACTCTGTATATTTGAGTTGCCGACAACAAACGTAGCCTTATCAGAGACGAGTGTAGACTATGGGATTGACAAATGTCTGTATAATCAGCTTCCTTGTGAATGTTATGTGACTGTGCAAGTTAATCAAGCAGTTCCAACAGGTGGTGAAGCATTGCCTGTAACGATTGCTATTCCAACGTCCAATAATAGTACAAATGTAGGGAGTTCTTCTTCTAATAATGGTGAAAGTAAAGTAAATGTTATAGATCATAACAGCTCAAATGTTATTGGTTCTGATATAACAAACTCAAAAGAGGTCTTTGCTTTTATCAATAAAAGAGAGGGGATTATACGTTTTGTCAATTTTCAGACAGGCGGAACAACTCCTGCACCTACATTAGCAACAAGTAAGTGAATCTATAGACGGGAGTAAAACCCCGTCTATGTAAAACAAATTAAAAGTTTATTATATGTTTTCATCAAGTAGACAAGGTGGTTTTATATATGTTCTTTCTAAAGGAGAAAGACCAACTGTTAAGATAGGACAGATTGAATCTGTAAGTTCACCTGTCCCTAAATATCCTACTTATAATCCGTCAGTACCTTATAGTCCTCAACCAGAAATGCTTATTGACATTAAGGTAAGATGTGGCGAGGAAGTTTTAGACTTTCAAAAATTACCAGCAAATGGTGAAATTTTTGCTTATCCAAATGCGATTGTTTCCGAAAAGAAAGAGGCTATCATTTCGGAAGTTGAAGCAATGATGCAAACCAGTAAGCAAATTGTAGAAAGCGTTCCATATCATAAATCTGTTATAGAATCTTGTGATAGTATTTTAAAAGAACTAAATCCTCAATTTGCCAAAGAAAAGCAACAAGAAGATAGGATTAATTCATTGGAGCAAGAGGTTAAATCCGTAAAAGATGGATTGGGAGATATAAAATCTCTTTTGATGGAAATGAATACGTCTAATAAACCCAAAACAACAAATTCTAAATAATAATATTATGGGAATGATTGAAATAATGGAAGGCGAAAGAAAAGGTGGATTAGGAAAAGCCTTTAAGGACTTCAAAGAGAGTCTTGAATGCCTAAAAGAAGATTTCGAAACCCTTTGGGACGAAATGGAATCAATGGGAGAACGTAGCGGACAAGGCGGTTCTTATGGTGGTGGTAGTCGTGGTGGTTCTTACGGGAATAGATACGATGAATACGATGATGACGAAATGATGGGAGAGCGCAGAGGTGTAAGAGGCTCTGGTCGTGGTCGTCGTCGTCGCTAATATAAACTAAGGGGGATATAATAGTCCCCCTTTAATACTAAAAGATATGAAAAAAGGAGCAAGTTTTGATTTATATGATAATATCCCGGAAGATATGCGGATTTATCTACAAAATTATGGATTCAACTTTTCTAAAAAAATGTGTGATTTTGCAGTATCTATGATAAAAACTAAAGAAGGGAAAATCACACCAATACCGAAAGAAAAGTATGATGAATTGCTTAAACTGTATGGCATTGAACTTGAAAAAGATAATGGTTATAATGGGTTGTATGTTCTACACATGGCTAAAGCAGATTATTGGGGTACAGTAATAAGCTCCGAAGATCAGCTGGCTAAATTTATTAAAGCGTATATTGATGACCCTGATTATCCATCTACAGAAAAAGCTTTTAGGCACTTTTTAGCAGACATGTATGGTTTTGGAATAGCCATTAATTGGGAAGATATGCTTTAATTTTAGGCACTTAAAATGTGCCTTTTTAAATATTATGGAAATAGAAACAATATATTTATATAAATACGATTGGACTGTCACTATCTTTTATGATTATACTTGCAAATATTTTGAAGATGTAATAGAGGAATTAGAATATATCGAATGTGGAGAGGAGTCTCTTAAAAGAGCTTATAAAAATCTAACTACATGTGGATATAATAACGGACTCACATTTTCTAATCACTTAGCGCATAAAAGTGTAATTGTTATAGGTAGAACGAGCAGTGCAAAAGAGTTTGAAAAAACTTGGTCTCATGAATCAGGACACTTAGCAGACCATATATGCCTTACTTATGATATAAGCCCTCATGGCGAGGAAATACAATATTTAGGTGATTACATCATAGATAAGACATGGGATTCGGCAAAGAAATATTTATGTGATTGTTGTAGAATAAAGAAATGATAATATGAAAAACAAAGATTTCAAGAAAGCATTACAGAGTGATAAACCTATCAACTCTATGTTTGCACTTATTCCCGAAAAGCAAAAGAAGTCTTTTATGAAATTTGCTAAGCAATTTGGATTTACAGAAGAGAAAATAGAGCAACTTTTGAAGTCTGAAAGATGATAGCCTGTAAACTACTCACAATGTAAAAACTTGTGGGCTTTAGACGTAGAAATATCATCATGTATAGGACAAGACAACAGTTCCCATCTTTCATGGGTGTTTACATACCCCCATGTAGCAATGTTCAGAGCAGCATTAATATCTGCGTCTGCTACATTGCCACAGTGTGCGCAGCAAAAACGCTTGCCATTGCGAATACCGATGTGACCGCACTCGTGACAGGTCTGCGAGGTGTATGCAGGAGGGATAGCGACAATCTGAACGCCAGCCATCTTGCACTTGTATTCGAGGAAAGATCGGAGCTGATAGAAATTCCACGAGTTGCTTCTCCTTCTGAACGTTTTATTGCGTTTCTTGGAGTTCATACCCCAACGGATATTCTTCAAGTCTTCAATGGCAATGCCTTTATGCTCTTCCTTTGCCTTTGCGACGAGTTGTTTACTTATACGGTGGTTCACAATGGTGGCAAATCTTCTCTCACGTCCTTTCAACCGTTTCAACAACTTATGACAGTTGCGAGTGCCTTTGGACTGGATAGAAGCTCTCACTTTATTGTATCTATTGCGTATGTTCTTGACTTCATCAGAGGATATATTAGTCCCGTCAGACAAGGAGACAATATCGGTTATACCCATATCCACTCCAAGAAAAACCTCCGCTGTCTCTTCTTCTTCGTCTGGAATGTCTATCGTCTGATAGAGGTAGAATTTTCCTTTGACAAGAACAAGATCAGCTTCTCCCTTTGCGAACTTCATGAGCTGTGGACGATAGCAAGTATATGCCATCTTCTCACGCCCATCAATAAGCGAAATGGAGCAGATACCTCTTTGGGTATTGTAAGAAAGCACACGACTGTCATACGTGATAGCTCCGAATTCACGGAAACGTCTTTGTTTTTTTCTGTCGAGTTTGTATGCGTCGGCAACCTTGCTGATTGCACGTATAACAAGTTGGGAGGGAAGGCTGTATGTCCCCTTGATTGGATGGTAAACCTCCTTGTGCAGACTGAACTGATTGAACACACGACGTTCCCATGCTATCTGCGAGATAGTGTTACAAGCCTCATTAAAAACGCTAAATGTCTTTTTCAGCATTATGGCTTGCTCGTCCGATGGAATCAGTTTTATTTGCAAAGTCAATTTCATGTCACAAAGATATGGGAAATAATTAAATTATTCAAATATTTGAAGAAAATAATATTATTAAGTTTAAAAAAGAGGGAATCGTGGTTCAATTCCTCCCAGAAGCTAAAAACTTAGGGTTTCGCTTGAGCCGTATTTATGAAAACAAAAAGAGTAAAATATGATGCTGTAAAGCTTGCGATTTTACGCAAGAAGTATGAAATAGATACGATTATAGACAAACTGATAGGAGAAATATCTCAATTTGAATTTGAACAAATGCGCATGTATGTATTGTTCGAATTGGAAGAGTTAAAGGCATTAGAAAAGAGGACTGCCTAAACAGTCCCTCTATCTCTATTACAGTTTCAATATCTGTTTCTTTAAATTAGATGGATCATAAGACACATGCACCCACGAAAAATCGCGCTCATGTTATTCGATAGTTAAGTTAATACATTCGCCTCTTTCATGCGCTTCTTTCATCTTTTCATATAACTTAGTGAAAGCGACTGTACTGTTTACGACTTGCCCCTTCACTTTGTTGTATCCTGTCAATAAGCATCCTAATGTATCCTCCGGTTTATTTCCTACGTGGATTAATACGCCATCGAAACCCTTTACGTTTCTGAGTCGAGGTAGTTTACCGCTACACACCTTTGCCCACCCACGATCTTTGAATTTAGGACTGACAGTATCCATGTCAATAGCATACGTTCCAGTTGGTATAGCGGTTTTACCGTATTGTTTTACCTTCTTTATCTCTGATAAATCCATATTATCGGAAAGGCCTCTATCGGTATCCTCTAACACATCACATTCATAAACACCATCTACATATAACTTGCTGATAGTATACAAACTACCTTTGAAAACTCTCTTTGCTTTTAATTCCATATTAATCATTTATTTCTACTTCGTATTTCAACAAAGCGTTATATACCTCTTTTGTAATATTACCATTATTATAGTAACTTGTGGCCAATTCCTTTATATAAGATTCTTTAATTTTTTTATACGCTAAAAAAGCGTCATTTGCATTTTTAAACAATCCCAAATACATATCTTTCCCATTTATTTTGCATGAAGATTCGTATAATTTTCCACTTCTCTTAACTCCTATCGGGTAAATACCCCTTTTAGATTTACATGACACTAATAAGCAGTTTATCCTCCGAGGGATAAAACTACATGTTTGTGGACTATAAATTTTATTACCCTTAAATAGAATATCTTTATCAAGCTCAAAACCGTCCACGTGGTTTTCATTAAACCATTTATAAAAGTTAGATAAAAACAACCATTCACTACAAACGCTACATCCTATATAACTTTTCTTATGTTTTTGATATACGCTTGAATAACATCTCCTAAGCATACTATGCCAAACGGTATAACATTTTGATAATTTATAGTCAGAAAATATATAATCGTTTAAATCATTTATACCAACCCCAAAAATAAGTTTCTTATTATTACATGATTTACACTTTGGACAACCATGACCAGTTATGTGAGAGTTCGGTGTCTGAAAAAACTCTCCATGAATTGGGCATATAATACAAATTTTTGTTTTATTGTTTATATAGCTTACTTTCGAGTAATCATATTTATTGGAATGTACATTGTTTGATTTTTCCACAAACAGTTTAATATTCAACTTTTCCATTCTCATAAATGTTTTAAGGGGTATTATGCCTTCCCCTTGTGAATAACTTGTTTTTCTTTCTCTTCCTGCTTTTTGCCGTAGCTGTGGTTGAGCGTGTTAGCTCTTCAATCGTAAAATACTTCATGTTACTTATCCAAATATAAAGTTAATCCTAATTCTTTCATTTTCTCTTCTCTCACTTTAATAGCTTCTTCCAATGTTTCCCATTCTTTGAAATATATGTTTCTATCTCCATTCCATATTTTTACTTGAAACTTCTTACTGCTTCTATTAAAATGAATGTATTTGTACCCTGTATTGCTCATTCTTTTTAAGAATTAATTTTACGTTCAACTTCATCGTATCCTTCACATTCGAGGAAAGCTTTTAGCACTTTCCCCTTTAGTTTCCTAAGCATGGATTCGAGATCTCCTTGCTTTGCTTACCATTCTGCACCTGCTTCAAAGGCATCCGCAACGTCGGATCTTTTAAATCTAAAACACTCCGGAAAGTCTTCTATATAGTCTTTTACCGCCTCTTTTATATTCATTTCTTTATTGTTTTACGTTAATCATCAATATCTAAATCCATATATGCAACCTGCGCAAGTTCTTCCATCGCATCGCAAAAATCTTCGTTATAGCATGTTTGGTATTTCTGCCTTATGATATTACACGCTGCCTGAAAACCTGCTAAATACCCATCTTGGATATGGCGTTTACTTGAGTATTTCTCCGCCATTTTAATTACTTCTTTCTTATTCATATCTTTATTGGTTAATTTTCTCATCCGTGCTTCCGTATCCATTACAATTTCTCTCTCTTTCTTCCAACTCATCCACTTCGATAAAGTCTATTTTTGGTGTCATGCCTATTTTGATTTGACAAATTTTATCACCCTCTTTATATCGAGGAAGACTTGGTACAACATGATAAAATATAGCAGAAATAGATCCGGTAAAACCTTCATCGATAGTCCCTGTCCCATTGCTTAAAATCATACCAGTCTTATGAATGCTACTCCTTGCTCGTAAATCGAATGATAAAACATAACCTCCTTTTCGCATCACTCTTATATATTCAGAATCTATTTGTACTGCAATACCAAGCCCATATTTATAGACATTGGGAGCTATTTCTTCGCATGATGTCGCAACACAATCATAACAATGGTCGTCTTCATAATGTTTAAACGGGATTTGAGCACTTGGGTGCGTTTTCTTAATTTTTACTTTCATTTGTTTTCTAATTCGTTAGCGTTAATAATACATGTTGAAATAATATCCGGATTTGTGAGTATCGCGTCAAATTCCCTATAGGCATTTACGCATTCTTCACTTTCATTGTAATTTATATCAGAAGCTTTTCTAAAGCACCATTTGCATAGTTCTTCCAATATCTTCAATAGTTCGGACTGTTTATATCCTCGCAAAGCTACTGCATTTTCATCAAACTTCAAACATTCAGCTATTCTTTTTGAAATCGCAATAACCGAATAGCTTGTTATGCTTCGCGCTAATTCAACCATTGATAGGAAATAGGGGTTTTCAACTCCTTCTATATCACAAAGATATTTTTCAATAGACATTCGATACTTCTCAATAATAGGCAATACTTCTTGGTCGAGAGCGTCACAGTAAGAAGCATAGATGCTTATTGCATTATCACCTGCGATCTTAGCCATCCGACTTTGATACTCCTTAACTCGCTTAAGCGCTGCAAAATAAATCTTTTGAGTCTCCTTGTCTTTATTGATAATAGATGGCTTAATGTCCATGACACATACATTGGCTAATTCGTTGACATAAATAACAATATATGTAGCGACAAGCAATATTTGGTCATTTGTCATAGGAATTCTTTCTGGCTCTTTAAATTCCTCTGGATGCGCTCTTTCGTAAGATTCCCCAAAAAGGAAAAAGTCTAAAATGGCAGGGTCATTAGGGTAAAAGGATTTAGCCCATTGAGTAGCTTCTATTACCGCTTTCATATCATTGCTTTTACGCGTTATCACGCCTAATTTGCGTAAAGTATTTAAGCTGTGTACATCTAAAGGTAATAGTAGTTTGCTTTGATCTAAATTCCTCCATATGCCAATATCAACTTTACCATCTCGTCTAACAAGCCACCTTAATAACAGACAAATTCGCTTGCACGCCGATTTATTATCTTTAGGGATTCCATTACAGCCATAAAAAACATTGGTTAGAGTCTCCACATAATCATTACTATTTAAGAGTAGCAATTCCATTGAATTATATGTTGCGTATATACTCTTTAAACGTAAACATAAAATGGCAAAATCGCGCATCTTTAGCATACGATACCAACATTCGTCGCTATTTCTGTATTCTAAATACTTGCTATCCATTAGATATTTATAGGGCGAAGTCCCCATCATATCCATTGTCTTTTTACATGCTTTATATATTTGCTGTCTGTTTCCGAAGCTTAATGTAGAGCAGATAATAGCTGCTATTTCAATATCTCTTAGCTCTTTGTATCTTTTTACAATTGAGATCGGGTCTTGTTTGAAATAGTAATTATTATTGTATTTTTCAATAAGGGTTTGTAGTTTATCAGTCATGGTCTTTTAGTGAAATGATGGCTTTTTATACATTCAAATAAATAATGCGCAATTATGGGTTGTACCGCATTTCCTATACAATGCGTTCTGTCCATCCTATCGGGAACCCCATTAGACTTTCCAGCAAATCGGGGTGAGGGTATTGACTGTCTTGTTCTCCATCCCGGATATACTCGTGTATATTGCCCCGATAGGTAGGGCTTCCGAAATACCGATTCTTGCACGCTCCGTTTGCTGTCGATTTCGTGGGGGTAGGCAATACAATATAATCGCTCCCTACCCTGTTGTATACCAAAGTCCGTACCCGATAAACATTGCCATTCTGCATCATACCCGATTTCGGAAAGGTTGCATAAGACTCGTTCGAATCCTCGAACCAAGAGCATAGGACTGTTTTCAATGATAATGTATTTAGGTCTAATTTCCCGTATGATGCGGAACATTTCATTCCATAATCCGCTTCGTTCACCGACAATTCCGACACCTTTTCCAGCAATGCTGATGTCTTGACAAGGGAATCCACCGCTAATGATGTCAACAAATGTTGGCTTTGAATACGTTTTAATATCTCTGTTGATTTCATGCTCTTCTCCAAAATTCTTTTTAATTATATTCGCTTGATAGTCTTCATATTCACAACTCCATAGAGTTTTTATTCCAGCAAAAGCAGCGCCTAATCCAAATCCTTCTACGCCACTAAACAAAGATCCATGCGTTAGTTCTTCTTCCATGATTAAACCTCCGCGATTTCCAATATTTTAGTTAAATTCTCAATCACTTTATTATAATCCTCTTCGGTGTCATAGTGAACATAACGCCACTGATTGTAAACTCTGTATCCGATGCACCATTTTCCACTCTGAATAGTTTTACCCATTCTGTATATTTCCTTGATACTACTTTTAGGAAAATCCTTATCTCCAATTCTTAACCACATGATGATTTTATTTTATAAATTAACACTTTGTTTTTTATCTCCAATGAAAATTAGCGTTTTATCCGCAAATTCCATCGTTTTTAAATCTCCTCTTTTTATCAACTTATACACCCATACGGTTGATAGGTTGTTTCTTTTTGCGTATTCGGTTACGCTAACCCAGTCTTTTGTTTCTATTAGCATGATAATTTGTTTTTTGTTTCTGCAAAGTTAGCAGTTAATAAATAGATAACGAAACGTTTTTCGTTAACAAACCATAAACTATCTCTTTCTTTTCCATATTTTGTAATTGAGTATTTCCCTCCAACAAATAAATATGGCTATTGTAACAGTAAGCCAAGAGAGAGAACTCATGAAAAGAAATAATAGAATATCCCCAATAGTAATGAACTCAACATTGGAAAAATTCATTATATCCCAAGAAGCTTTTAGTGATATTATTACTCCTATAATATAAACCAATAATATTGTATCCATATTCTATAAATTTTTTCTTCGTGCATATTCAGCTATTAGTAATCCATCGCGATCAGGATGCTTTATCTCGCAGAACTTAGGATATAATCTATTGCCTATATCAAGAGAAGCTTTTTTCAATTCATCTCCTGCGCATCCTTTTGGCAGTAATTCTTTTTGCCATTCTTTAGAGTCCGCATAGATCAATTTGCATCCCATCACTTCAATACAATTCAGCATTGCTTCATGGCATCTAATGGCTGACATTGAGGCGTTAAAGCGAGTTCCATTTATCATCGGACGTTCTAAAATGAACACTAAGTCATTTTTATTAATCCCATTAAATAGAGAAATAAATTTTACAACATCTAATCTTGAAACAATTTTCTTTTTCTTCGTGTAATCTTGTTCTTTTTTAATAGGTGTTTTACAAAATATTTCTATTTCTTCACCTAAGATACCGATAGTTCCAGTCACTCCATTATCACATCCGCAGTATATTTTACTCATTTTCTTGCTTTTTAAGTTCTACAATTTTCCAAAGAAGTTTAATTGCACAAATATTATTTTCAAATCCTTGTTCAATAACATCTTTATGTCTTGCTAAGTCTCTTGATGTCAATGGGAAATAATAAAAGACAGGACTTTTATTTTCATTCTCCTGCGTCCACTCCCAAACACTTCTTAGATAATCTCTAAATTTATACATTCTTTTTTTTCTTTAAAATTCTTCTTTTTTAAGTTCTATCTCCAATCCGCTTTCTGCTATAAAAGGTCTAATTCCGACTTCTTCGAAAACAATGTCCTTGAATTTATTAACATCACTATTTCCATCGCTTAAATGAATCAAGCAAACGGTATGCAGGTTTTCAGAATAATGTCTTTTAATCACTTCTGCGCTCTTTTCTATTCCCATGTGGGTATTGCTCGCTGACGAGTTCCATTTGTTGTTACAGGCATTATCCAAGATTATGTCCTCCATATAATTGGCTTCAATAAACAAATGATTTACGCCTTTTACTTTATAGGGAAAATCTGACGCATCAGTTATAAATAGCGTTCTTCCCATATCTGGATTGTCGATAATAAAACTATAACATGGACAATCACCGTGTGGGACTGGTATACATTGAACCTCGAAATTCCCTATTTTATACTTCTTTTTAGATTTTAACGGGAATACTCCATTAAATCTTTCTGATACGTCCGCACAAGAATATACGGAAAGTTGCCGATATAAAGCTTTCGATATTGATTTCGAATGATCTGAATGCCGATGGCTGACTAAACATCCAACTACATCTTCCGTCTTATAATTTAGCCCATTTAATATATTGTCCCATTTGACGCCTAATTCTATTAGCAAATATTCGCCTAAGCAATCTAAAATATAGCTATTGCCAGAACTGTTGCTACCAATTATTTTCATTATAGGTGTTTTATTATCCATCCCTTAACGCTTTATTAAAAATCCCATCCGAATAGATATTACTATCTAAACAAGATGGGATTAAGTTTATTCATTACCAAATTTCTCCGCAATCGTATGAATCTGGGGCCATTTCCTCGTAGGACATATCTATTTCGTCATCATCCATGCTAAAAAGGCTCTGGTCCCGAAGCGGGCTGTTTAACTGCTTCTTCTTTTTTAGCCTCCTCTTTTTGCGCGGGTGCGGCTTCTACTGGCGTTGCTTCTTCGACTTCTTCATATTCCGCATAATCAGGAGCAATTTGTTTTGTAGGGTCGAGGTCATTATTTGGTTCGAGTTCATCATCTGGAATAGTGTTTTCTGAAAGCGCAGAATTTATAAGCATTTTTGCAGCTCTTTTTATTACAGTTCTTTTGGCCATTTGGTCAGGAAATTCTTTATGCACCAACTGCTGAGAAGAAGAGCTTTTCGCCCAACTTTTCTTAATTTGCGCCATAGACATAATTTCAACGTCGGTTTCTCCCTTGTCGTTTGTTACAATAGCATAAGCTCCAACCATTTCTCCGGAATCAATTGATTCCAATGTCTGAGTATGCTCTACAATGCGCTTTCTTCCTGTTTCTGGATTAACTTCAAATTTAAAAGTATCTCCTTTGTAGATAATATTTGCGATTGGTTCATAATTTTTAGAAACTCTTCTTGCTTGTAAACAAGTGCCAAAATAACTTTCTTCAAGGCAAAGTTGGTCTCCTCTTACAATTAGATATGCCTGTTTCTTGGTTACATCCAGTCCAAGCGTCGCCATTTTGAATAACGCTGTAGATATACTATTAGGAGTGCAGCAAGATAAAGCGGGAACTCGATCTTTGTTTTTTACGTCATTCAATAAAAGCATTGCGCCTTTAATTGCATTTACATAATTATAATCTGCTGGCATAGTGAACCCTACTTTGCAAAGGTCATCTATTCTTGTGATTACTTGATTTCCAATATCAGCTTTGGAAATCATTTGATTTTTTGTTTCTGCCATATTTTTTCTATTAAAGTTAATTCCGTTGTAGGACTAACGGTTGAGGTAATTCTAACGATTAAAAGGGAAAGGGAAGACCCGTTAGTTCAGTCTTATCATTGAGCCATGACCCTCAACTATCCCTTTCGGTTGCAAATATAAGAAATTTCTAATTATTATGCAATGTTACCAAGGCAAATCATCTGCTGGTTCGGTCGTTTGAACATTTGGTTTATTTTGCTTCTTAGTAGACCCTACTTCTGCATCCGCTCCTTCTCCTCTTTGATATTCTGTTCCTCCTCCAATAAAGATGTCATATTGCCCGCGAGCTTTGTCTTCTTGTGAAGCCGAATATTTAAGATAATGGGTGTCTCCAAATTTACCAAGCTCCTTTAGTTTGCTTATTGAAAACCGAACGTATTTTTTTCCACCTTTAGATGTATAGATAACATCTTTGGGGATATCCGACAAGCAAATACTGCATGATAAAAAAATATCGGTAGCACTATCTATGTCTGTTACTTTCTTTGCCATTTTATTAATTATTGTTGTTATTGTTATATAAATATACGTCCATAATTGCTGTTTCAACAACAGAACCGATCTGATAATCAGCCATTGTACCTTTCATGCCTTCATCCAGCTTCTTTACAGCATCACGCAGATCGGCGGCCTGTACCAAAACTTGAGTCGATGTTTTCTTTCCGGCACCGCTTTTTTCGTCCAATGTGATAAAAATCAGTTTGCATTTAAAATAACGGTCAGCCGCTTCTTCTTCACTTAGAAACAATTCAGAGTAATTCGATTGTTTGACTGATTTTACAGCAAATTCTCCTGTAATAAACGGAGTCATTTCTTCGATTAGACGTGCTTCGCATTCTGTAGCAGAAAGTGCATCAACTAAATATAATTCATTCACTTTCTTTACTTTACCTTCATCTGTTACTTTTTCATAGCGTATTACGCCTTCATACCAATTTTGCATAAGTTTATTTGTTTTTTAAAGTTTATAAAAATACTACTTTTTTCTCTAACAGGCAAGTTTTTAACGAACAATAATGTTTTCGTCTTCGCTAACTACCAATTTAATGAGTTGATGATTTGTTTCGATATTTACATCACTATTTATAAGATTTACATCATCTACAAATACAGGCAAGCTAATGTCATAATATGAAGCAAAAGCATTTGAAATATCAAGTCCTACTAAAATATTTTCGGCTCCATTGCAGGTGCTCACCAAACTGCCATCAGATACAGTTATTGTACAGCTCGGTATCCATTGCCCAGATTTGTCCTGTTGCATCATAGAAATATTGCATCTCCTAAAATATTTATTTACTTTGTTAGAAACAATTTGGGCGCGCTCTTCTTCATAGGATTTAATATTTGCCTCTATTTGTTCTTGCACGGCCAAACTATCGGCAACTTCGCGCATTTCTCTTTTTAAAGAAGCAATCGTTTTTAATTGTCTTTCTCTTTCATCGACAAGTCCCATTGCGCGACTTTTCTCTTCAATTTGCAGAGTCAATGATTCTTTCATATTTAGCAGATTAGTATTATCTACTACTGGGACTTCTGTTAACCCATTTTGAATTGCATCAGCTTTATCTTTTAGCTTTTTATATTCATCAGAATCTTCAAAATTCAAAGTCTCTTGCTCTGCTTCTTGCAGTTCCTTTTTCAGATCCTCTATGTCAATATACATCGGACTTTCAATATCCTCAGCTAATAGAGCTTCTATGCGTTCTATTTCTTCAAGTTTTTCTTGTTTCCTTTCATTGTTTTCTTTTCCCTTTTTAATAATATCATTTACTGCATTTTCTCTTTTTTCATAAAAATCTTTTTTATTTGCTTCAAGCATTGATTCAGGAAGATCTTGTCCGCAGAAAGAGCATTTTTCGCTGTTAAATTCCCTTTTTAACAACTCGTCTTTTTCAATTAATAGCTTTTTGCGATATTCATCGTGTTCTTCTACCTTTGCTTTTAACCGAGCTAATTTAGTTTCATTAGACTTTCTTTCTTCTTGCGTTTTATCCCATTGTCTTTGAATATATTCGTTTTCTTTTTTGGCTTCCTGTATCTGTCTCCTGATTTTGTTCGGCTTTTCATTCTGATTATATTCAAAGTCATTTTTCTTATTTCTAATCTCCGAATTGATATTAGATAATTCTTGCAATTGTTTGTTCCTCATCTCAATATAAGGCTCGGCCATTTTTGAAGCTGATAATATTGCATTATCTATCTCTGCGATTTTGCTTTTCAATTCCCCTATTTCTTTTTCTAATTCGCAAACATTAGATATATCAGGCAAATGTTGTTCAAGTGTCTGTATTGTTAAAGGGAAAGAACTTAATTGCTGCTTCATCGGACTTATCTTTGTCTTGACTTGCGCTTTCAATTCATCAATCGAGTATTTTTTCAAAAGAAGAAATAAATCGCTGTAATTGGATTTGAAGTCACTTTCCTGGATGTCTCCGGCTAATAAAGAAAGCATTTCGCGTTGTTGTTTCCATTCTAAACTAAGGAAATATTCGGTATTCAACATAACCTTTAATGGCTCTGTCTCGCACAACAATTCGGAAACTCGCTTCTTGTATTCTCCGGTTGATACTTCGATTCCATCAAAATAGCAGACGTAATCATCAGATCCTTTTAATTCATATTCCTTATTCCCTCTTCTTCTTATCCATCCTTTTTTTGCTTCTTTTTTAAAATAAAATTCATTCCCGTCAATGGCAATAAGAGCTTCAACAGATGCAACAGGAGAATCTTCTGCTGTATAATTATGGTTGTTGTCAAAAAGATTGTAATTTGCGCGGTTGCTTGAATCAAATCCTGTCATTAACCACAAAAAAGCATCTTTCAAAGAGCTTTTACCGCTTTTGTTACGTCCCATAATGTTGGTTACTCCATCTAATTTAAATGAAATAACAAGATTTCTTCCTCTCCAATTTTGGAGAATTAACTTTTTTAATTTAATCTCTTTCATGTTATTGTTATTAAATATTAATCAATTAAATAAAAATCATATACCCATACGTATGGGTTAGACTTCCACGTTCCTTTGCCGGAAACTTTATCTATGAGTGCGGCAAAGGCTTCTCGCGAAGTATCAAATCCGTCGTCTTCGTTTCCTTCAAAGTCATAAAATAGGGATGGGGGAAACTTATCATCTCCTGAATCTTCGTATATCCCCTCTTTCAAGCAATCTTCGTCGGATATGTCTTGCAGGCGTTCAAACTTAATGTTGGTAATACGGATATGATGTAGCATTAAGTTAGCTTTCACAAACATCTTGTTACCCCATCCAGCAGTATTTTTTAAACTTTCTCTTAATTCGAACCATTTAATTATTTCTTTAAATGGGATATCATACTCTGTAATAATTTGACCACCCGCTGAACAATGTCTTTTATAAGCTATTTCATAAAATTCATTGATTGAGTTATAGTTTTGTGCAATGGCAACAACTTCGCCTACATCGTAAGGAGGCTTTACTTCATATCCATGAAAACTCTCGAGCCCGCTTTTATAAAAGATACTACGGCGTATCGGCATCTGTTCTTTTGAAATTCTCCTCGTTTGGCTTTTTCTGCCATTCAGTACGGCTTGGGTTAAGCCGTATTCATCATTAAACATTATCTTTTTCATTATATTATTGGATTTTAACGCGTCTTAAATCGTTACTATTCAAATTTTACTACTTTCCCATTATCTAAAATTGTATAATAATGGCCTTTATACACAAATGAAATAACTCATTGATTGGCATATTTCAAATACTGATGTAGTTTATACCTTCCGGGATTATTCAGCATTTTATTTCTTATCCTTTTCTTCATACGTTTCACTTAATACCAAATCTCTTCAATTTCTTTCTAAAATTCTTTTCATTCAAGGCTTGGTCGTAATAGCAATCAGGTTCTATAACAGTTTCAGTTTTAGTTACAGGAAGCCCATTCAAGCCAATAGCAGCCTTGTGTATAATAGCAGCTCTCTTGATTTCCCCTGTTTTTCGATTAAAAGAGAATAAGATATGCCCTGGATTCCTCTTAATCTTATTTACCAATTTATATTCTGTTTGCTGCTTTTGCAGATATTCTATCTGTTCCTTAGAAAGATTATCTTTTGTTAGAATAGGTACTATATCCATTTAGTCATTCTCCTTTCTTTAATTCTTTAATAAGAGCATCAGCAAATATAACTGCGGCACGTGCAATATTAGTTTGAATTTGTCTTTGACCATGCTCTGCTCCCTCACATAAAACCTGATGATAGAAATCTTCATTTGACATTATTGCAGTAACTGTTTCCTTTGCTATTTCATAACGTCTCTGTTCCCAATTAATATAAGGGTTATAATCCGTAATATCAACTTTATTAGAATTAATCATAACTTGTTTCCCTTTGGGGAGTTTACATCTGTATACGACACTATCATATCCGTTCAAACTATCTAAAATCTCAACTTCTGTACCTATGTCAAGCGTTTCTGTTTTTGAAAGCTCAATTTCGATATTATTTTTTCCTTTCATTACTCTATCCTTTAAAAGTTCTCATATATTCACATTTTTCATCACATATTCCCTTCTTTGCACAATGGGCAATATTGGAGTCAAATTTATACTCGAAGTTATAACATAGCTTCTTGTATGCCTCTCGTTTAGCTTTTTCTCTGTCAGCCTTCATCTTAGCTTTGATGTGTTCTGGCAAAGCGTCTTGTGCTGCTTTGTCGAAGGTTATGCATTTGATTTTATCCATATTAGTCTCCTTTCTTTAGTTCTATGCTAATTAATCTTAGAAGTTACACCCAAACATAACACTTTGTCAGACACGCCTATATCGTCAAATTCCAAAGTCAAATATTTGGTATCGTAAGGATAAGGATACCTGCACTCTTTTAATTCTTCATCAGATAATTTGCGCCTAACTCTCATCTCAATTTCGTAATCATCGGAAAGATTTTCAATGATTTTTCTAAGCTGCCCTACATTCTTTACCTCCATATTCAGTCTCCTTTCTTTTTAATTCATTCAAGTACATCTTTGTTGGCTTCAAGGGTTTCGTCGAAAGAAGGAATATAGCACCAGTGAGTGACGTCGCAAACTCTAATTGTTTCATAGGAGTAATTGTCATTCCAGAAATATATATTACTATCTTCTTCTATATCATAACATGCAAGCCTAACAACACTGTCTTTAAGTCTTATTAATACAGGGTCTCCTACTCCCGGCAACCGTTCTTTCACGCTTATCCAAAGAGATCGTCTTGCCTGCCATTCTGCACCGGAAACAAAAGCCCTCTCGGTAACATCCAATATTGCATCACGAGCACCAGAATAGTAATTATCTTCTTCAAAATTTATCTCAAAATCAGTTAACTCTAATATTCTGTTGAGATAGTCATTTGCTGCTTTTCCCAATGTCTGTTTCATAATCTTATATTTTCGTTTAATATTCAAAATCTTAATCCCGTTACGCTTTGATATTCTTTTTCAACTCTGTCTGCTCCAAGTAAGAAGTAATTTTCGTCTTTTTCTATGCAGATACATTTTCTATTTGTATAAAGACAGGCAATAGCCGTACTCATACTTCCAGCAGCAAAATCAAGAACTGTGTCTCCCTCTTTTGTATATGTTTGTATAAGATACATTAACAACGCGATGGGTTTCTGATTAACGTGAATTGTTTTCCCCTCTGATTCCGCAGTTTTGAAGTATTTTACACTTCGTGGGTATCTTGTTCCTTTGTTTTCATGCCTGAATGTAGGATTTGGCACATTGTTAACTCCCGTCCAATTGCTTCCTCTTTTAGTGCGATTTCCATAAGGTTCACCTTCCTCCATAATTGGATAATAAGGGATTTTACCTTTACCAAAAACACTGATTAATTCGTGTGCTTTCAAGGGTTGTTTTTTAGCGAGCAGAAAGTTGCTTGCTTTCGATTTCTCCCAGACCCAATCATATTTAAATTCATTTAAATTGCTACAACGAAGAAGGCTGCTAAATGGTTCGCTGCCAAATAAAGCCGTAGGCGCATTTTCTTTCCTTATTCTTTTAACCTCCTTCCACATTTCATCAAAAGAAATAATTTTGTCCCACTGAGAAGCTGTTGTACCAAAAGGAGGATCGCATAGAATTAAATCAATACTTGAACTTTGTAGGAGAGGCATTACTTCCAAACAATCATAGTTGTATAAAGTGATGTCCTTACCAAAAAATATGTTTTTCATAAGATTATAGTTTTATGCTATTGATTAGCTCTAAGAACTGCTCTTTCCCTTTAGCCGTTATTAATGTTTGAGTTCCGGTCTTTTCTCCTCTTACCCATTCTTTTAGCTCGAAGTAAGTTCCTACATATTTGGCGACTGGTTTTAAAGTTCCTTTTTGATCCCTATATATGTACTTTTTGTCGATTAGAAAGAAGATAAACGCCTTTTCCGATACACCTAACAGCTTTGCTGTGTCTCTGAAATTAGTAAGACCACCTCTATCTACTATTTCATCGAAATATTCGGCTTTAGGCTTCATGTCTTTGTTCTCAATCTGCAACCGTTCGTTTTCCTCAACTTGTACAAGGAGTCCCTTTAAAGCCTCTTTATAAGTCTGAGGTAGTTTTGGCTGCATAGTTTTCAATGCCCTTTCCATTTCATTGAAGCGGTTTATATAAGCCCTCTTAAATTCATTATAGCCTTGTATGTTGAACATATAAAGAGTAAACCCGTCTTTCGTTAAAAGATATTCCGCCTTGCTTCTATTATACGAATCTAAATAGGAACTTTCAATAAAATTACATGGGTCGAGATTTAGACCCATCCTTCTAATACCCTCTAAAACATGCTTATGTTCCTTTCCAAGTTGGTTAGCAATTACTCTGCTACTTACAATGTTTATACCGTCTTTTGTTTCAATTTGGACTTTGATTAATTCATTCATTACTTCTCTTTTTTTTATTGTTAAACATATCTATTGTATCTCCAACGACTGCTATTAGTACAGCCAATACAATAGAAGTGACCTTTATATTATCCAAGTAATCAGGATGTATGCTTGTAGCTATTATATGTGCGGAAATTAGCATAATTGTTCTCATAGTCAAATGTAATTTTCAACATTATACTTCTTTCTTTCCTCTTCTGTTAATTGCCGTCTCTCCCCACAACATTTACATTGCATATCAGCATAATATTTAGGAAAGGTAGGCGTTAACTCCCAGATATGCTCTCCGCCATTAAGACAATCAGCCTTATCTACTTCATAGTAATAGCTGATACTGATAGTATAGACGAATTCCTTATCACAATGATGGCAATATTGGGTGTGAGTTTCACCTTCTTCATAACCATAGCCATCTTCATGGTCAATATCTAAACCGTTGCCGCAATATGGGCATTCTACATCAAATTCTTCCATTGTTATATATATTATTGATTAAGTTATTCAGGCAATGCTAACCTACGTGCGTGAAGTCCCCTTAGAAGATAAGTTTAATTAAAAAACAAATCAACTTTCGGGAACGCTATTAAATCATTCAGTATAAAGCTGAACCTTTTCAAGCGTGTCGTTTCATAGAGTAGATAAACGACTTTAAACCTTTTAGATTACTACTCAATCTCCGAACCCAGTTGTTTAATCGCATCCCCGACTGGTTGCATGTTGTTCGGCTTCCTCTATGCAAATAGACTTTATTACGAGTGGCGGAAACGAAATAATAAAGCCGTATCAGAAGACTAATACGGATGAAAACAAAATACCCGTATATGGTCAAATGTAAGAGCTACACATATACGGGTAATTGATTAATATATTTTTTAATATGAAAGATTCTATTATGTCCGCATTAGGCTCTTACTTCTAATACATCAGCAAATATCCGCATTTTTTTTGAATTATCAAAGTATTATTCAATATTTAACATAAATGTGTGCGGCATTTTTTCTACGATAGAAACAACATGTAATATCATTAAAATCTTCTTTTATTTCCCCATCAATACAACCAGGTAAACATGCAGGTTTGCAACATCTTCTAAAGCGATAAAAGCAACATCTGTAACAAGTGGCTTTAAAATCTTCATCAAAACGAAAAACCATATCATCAATTTCACCAGTTACTTTTTCAACTAAACCATAATTAGGCAAATTATATACGCCTATTACCTTAAATAGTTCTCTTCCCATATTTTCTATTGTTTATATTTGTAAAAATGCTCAATTAACTCTTTTACTGTAGCCTTGTGAGGTGAACACCCATAGTAGTCTATCCAAGCATTAATATATGCTACTTCACAAGGGCATTTTTCCCAATGATAACCATCAGTAAACCATTGAAACTTATCTGTATCAGTCCTCAATGCAGCTATAGCCAGGAAAAGTTCCTCATTGGTTCCGCAATCACTCCTTCCTTTCTTGGTGACAGCATCTACATTATATATCACCCCATAGAGATTCCCATAAGACGTAATGATAGCTCTCCCTTCTTCGATATTTTTATGACTTCCCTTACCGTCATAATTATGTGCATCTAAAGTCGTATCACCGGAATTAAGTAGGTTATATCCCAGCTCTTCCAATTTTTTACGAAGTTCTTCTGTATTTTTTCTAATAAAACATGGCGTTGTAAATCCCATAACTTTTTATTATTTGGTTTAACATATTTTTATTAATTGTTTAAATACTTTTTCTTTATCAAATCTAAAGCCGTCTTTGAAGTCTAATATCAGTTTCCAAAGCTGCTCTTTGTAAACATCACCTTCTTTATAATCAGTTTTATAAATCAGGGTTCCTGTATCAGTTTCATTTTTATACATATTCCTCGCATTAAGATATGTTGCTCCCCATTTTGTTAATATTACAGACACTGTGTCATTTAGGTCAATTGCCCCATCATATTTTACAAATTCAAATTCATAATTCCAAAAAGCCCTCTTTAAAGGTTTTACAAAAATTGCTCCTGTGGAAAATAGTTGTAGCTCGTTGTCTTTATAGACAATCCCATTATATTTTGCTATCATATAAGTAATTTAAATTAAACCAATTTTATTTTCATCTTGACATCAACTGGTGTGTCTTTCATCGTCTTGAAGGCTTCCAGAATCCTCTCTTTTATCAATCGAGGTGGTTCGGTCAAGATTTTTCTTTCAATTAATTCGACAGGTATTTCTTTCCCATCGTATGTTATCAAACGAAGTTCAGTTATTATATACGGTTTCATTATATTAGGGCTTAAATGGTTCTTCAAATGATAATTCCTCGTAAGAAACATCATCTTTGCTTTCCCTATCTGAATTTAAACAACACACAAAGCGACACGCATCATTGTTAAATACGCACCTTCTGCATCTCACCGAACTGCTTGATGATTCCGCTTTCTTAGCTATTATTTTGTGCTGTACGTCTAAACAGTCTACGTAGATGAATATTTCTCCCTCTTTTATTGTTTTCGTTCCTGATAGATCTTCAAATGTCAGCGTTTTCATTTCGTTTTCTTCGTCTTGCTTAAATTCATTCTCTACCGGAAGTTCCGCACATATCACATCATCTCTTTTATTATATCTTTCCAGTGAAGAACACATAACATAATCACAGCTAAACGGAGTTTTTGCATCAATAAAGAAACACCCCTCGCATGAACTATTTTTTGACGGAACACATTGCAATAAGTGATACTTACCGTCTTTATCTATTAACTCCATCTTTTCACCTACCTCTAAGTATAACGGCAGGCATGATAAATCTAATCTTTTCATAACTTCACTTGTTTATAGGTTTGACACTTTCCCGTAGCCATATCGACGCATCGCATAGACTGGCATATCTTTTTAAACTCCTTTTGTCGGAATAGGCATTCCCTGCATGATATTACATTGTTGCCTTCCATCGCTTGCACTCTGATTGTTTCCCCTGTTACAGGGTGATCTATTGTGAAGGTATCATATAGTTCTACGCTTTTAAATTTTCCCATCGCTCACCCTCCTAAATGTATATTGTACACCTTCTTCAAAGCACGTCACTTTCAAACACAATGCATCGAGTTCACCACGACGAAAAACACAATTCGTACATGGATCATTGTCTTTTGACACTAATGTTTTCACTCTCCGGTCTACACAATTGTATGGTACTTCCGCAAAAAATATTTCCCCTTCTTCCGGGAAAAACAGACTTTTGTTTGATATAGATAGTCTACGCATTTTCTCAGATTTAGCCACATACTTTTTAACTAAATCTTCCTGCGCTTCAAGTTCTTTGTTTGTCTTTTCATAGTTTAGCTTTAGTTTGTCATTCTCCCGTCTGCACATCTCGTTTTCCTCCGCCAACAATTTTCCGTTTGCTCTCTCAGACTTCAATTCATCTACAACACCTCTCACAGAGCTACATTCAACTTCTTTCAGCATTGAGAAAATTTCATCCATTACAAACTTATGATGTCTTTGCGCACAATCTCTTTCTCTCTCAGCGTCCAATCTCTTTGCCGTTTCTTCCCTCCATTTGCGAATCAAATCATTTCTTTGCTGTTTTTCATGCTCGTAACTCTCGCACATATGCGAATAGTCCTCTTTCAGTTTTTCGAGTTCCGGAGATACCTTCGTTTGTTTTCTTTCAACTCCGGTTATATCGCATACCAGTTTGTGAAATTCGTCACTCTCTGTTAGATACTCTAAAACGGCTGCTTTTGCGTGATCTGTTAAAGACATCTTTGTTACCTCCGGACTAATTCTACTTTTAACAAATAATGTTCCCGTTGATACATACTGTCCTACTCCAAGCTCTTTCTTTTCCATTTCTGTTAATTTTGATAGTTAAATTCATCTTCTATATTGGATAATCTTTCTTCAATCCATTCTTTTACGGAGTCATCTCTACCGTTCAAGGTTTCAATAATTTCATAAATTAAATTTCTAAGTTCAATTATTTCCTCTTCCATGATTAACGTTTTTGAATTAATAGTATTTTTATAGTCCAACATCAAGCCTAAAAGCGTTTATAAGTTCAGGACATACATAAAGATCTCCCTTTCGATTCTCTATCATAGATGATACTGCAATGTATTCATTGTTTGTTATTTTAATATATCCTCTCTCATGCAACCATGTAACAAAAAGAAATATTTCAATAGCAGATCCCAAAAGTTGATTAACCTCCTTTTTTTTAGTAGTATCAATAGGTTTATTATACTTTGGATCAACATATTTATCGCACATTTCAAGAATAAATTTCCTTTTACGCTGCTCACTACATTCCAATTGCTCGCAAATATTCTTTATCCATTCTTTCATAACTAATTATTCTTTATCATCTTTCCAATGCCTCATCCAAAGAAACTTTGTTGGGCGTTTTTAGGTAGTTATAACCGCCATTTCTAACTATCTTCATATTACCAATAAAAGCAGTCTCAAAACCAAGTTCTTTCAATTCTAAATATTTCTTTTTACTCATTTGGTTAGAAATGACATGTGATTGACCATAAGCATTTGGTTTTTTCTCTTTAGCATAAAGATTTACGGCTATCTCTCCGCCTCTGGTACGGAATATAGAATTATATTTAAGAGGAATAAAAACTCCTTCTTCCTCTATTCCGTTTATCTCTTCCCTTGTAATAATAGCATTATTGAATGATGTAAGCTTTAATAATATTTGATAGTCTACCATTACTCCTCCTTTTTAAAATTTAGTTTTTCAAGCTTTTCGATCTGCTTTTTTAAAGAAGCGATCTTTTTAACTCTCATTTCTTTAGCTTTTTCAATTGCTTGTGATTCAATAGTAAAAGCGTCTATACCGATATAATATTTATTATAAGCTATTTGTACATAATATCTATTATCAATAGCAGATTTACATAATTCGGTATTAACTTTTTCTATGCCTGTAGATAAGGCATATTTGGTTATATATACTTTAGCCATGTAAACCTCCTTATCTCGTTAAATTTTTCCCACTAAAACATGCTAACCATATAATTACGCATGCACCAAATAAAATACTTCCCATTATTTTTTAATTTATGTTGTTTTCTACAACAGGTTTATAAACTTCTATAAGCGCCTTATTCTTGTTTACTATACCATCAATAGCAAAGTTGTTGGTATAGTCTATTCTTCCCTTTGTGAATAGTTCAGCAGCTTCCTCTGCGTTATTGGCGTCATTAAATGGATTCAAAACATCTCCGTTAACCATTGTAAATCCATTGACATCACTCGCGTCAATATTATAAAGTTGGTTCAAATCAATATTGTCAATATTACATCTTTCAAGCCTATTTATTTTAACCGCAAATGCAATATTTGTTTTAGCTTGAAAATGATTTGATCTAATATTATAGATTCGGCTCTCCTCTATCTGAGTCTCTAATGCTTCTATTCTACTGGTTAGATCTTTGTTAACTCCGTTAAAATAATCAATGGTAACTATAAGACTAATAGTAATAATTCCGATAGCCGTTATTAATGCGTATGTAATATATTTCATTTTTGGCTCCTTTCTTTATTTAATTCGTTCGATTTTACTTGTAATTCAAGTGTTTTTGGATGTTCCATTTGCGTATCAATAAATTCTATTATATAGAGATTGTTCTCTTTTACGCCAAATATATCTTTTATGATATAATATGTTTTGATTTGATACCTTTTTTCGGGATATTTGATCCTAAAATAATTTTCCACTAAATTTACTTTATTCATAATTCTTTTTATTTTTAAATAAATCGCAACCTTTTGTATTATTGCTTACTGACAAATGATAATCTTTATCCCAGCTTTCAGTTCCATGTCTTTTCAAGCAAATAGCTTTATACATAAAATGATCCAATTTAAATGAAAGCAAATGCTTTTTTTCAAGTCTAATAGCTTTAGAATAGCATATTCTATGCACACAATTCAGGCACTTATCTTTGTCTTTTTCACTTATTTTATTCTTTTTATTACGCCTATACAATTCTTGGCGCAACTCTTTATCTGTATATTTTGATAATTCGTTCATTTCATTAATTTTTTTAATTTACGATACATTGCAGCCGCGCGAATGTTATTATACTGCATTCCTGTAGCTGTCTTTTGCCCCAAAGCATTGAGTTTTTGCGCTATATCCTGCCATTCTTCGCAGTTTTTAGGCTCTCCTTTATCTTTTATCCATTGATTTATAAAAGTCCAAAAGAACGCGTTATTTGCATTTGCTTTTGCATTCTCTTTTCTTTTGTTCGCAGATTCGTTTCTTATTTCATTTAGGGACGTTTCCCTGTCTGCTCCTGTGTTTTTCCCCCAAAGATCATCCGTTCCGCCTATTGCTTCGTTTCTTGCTTTTTTTGCAGCAAGCCCGGCTTTTGTTCTTTGTCTTATGTTCTCAACCTCGATTTCAGCCGCTAAAGATAAGGCAAATAATAAGGCTTTTCCGCCTATAGATTTGTTTTCTATGACAGTACCGTCTTTGCATTGAATCAATGTTATATCTTTTTCTCCGGCATAACCAACAATTTGAAAGAGATCCGACATACTTCTACCCAAACGAGATAATTCTGAGACATAAATAACAGAACCTTTATCACATGATTCTAATAACTCATGCAACTTTCTTTTTGTGTGCTTGACTGTACCGGATATTTTTTCCTGTACAGTGTATAAATCACATGATTCATTTATCCGCTTCAAATATTGTCTTATACATTCAAATTGTTGTGCAAAATCTTGTTTATCGGTTGAGCACCTTAAATATATTGCTTTCATGGATTTATTGTTTATACAGTTATTACAACTTGACCTTATTATTTGCACACCCACGCATTGCCGGATACCCGCGCATTGCCGAACACTCGCGCAGTGTCGAACACTCGCGCAGTGCCGGATACTCGCGCATTGCCGTACACCCGCGCATCGTCGGATACCCACGCAGTGTCGGACACCCACGCATTGTCGGACACCCACGCATTGCCTAACACCCGCGCAGTGCCGAACACCCACGCATCGTCGGATACCCGCGCAGTGTCGGACACTCGCGCATTGCCGGATACATTCGCATTGCCGAACACTCGCGCAGTGTCGAATACCTGCGCATTGCCGAACACCTGCGCATCGTCGGATACCCGCGCATTGCCGGATACCCACGCATCGCCGTACACCCATGCAGTGCCGAATACCCGCGCAGTGTCGGATACCCGCGCATTGTCGTACACCCATGCATTGCCGAACACCCACGCATCGCCGTACACCCATGCAGTGCCGAATACCCGCGCATTGCCGGATACATTCGCATCGCCGAATACCTGCGCAT